GTGACAACACAAGCATCTTCAACCTCCTTGTCTACTTCCCTTAAAGCCTGCATCACGACATCGTGATGCTTCTGTATTTCCGAATTCAACCGCGCCATCTCTGCGTGATACGCCTGCTCGGTGATTCGATCTGCCTCGTTTTGCATTTCCGCTCTGATGGCACTGATAAACCACTTCGGCGCGTCGTGATAATTGGTTGCTCCGGCGTACGCCTGACCGCAGAAAGCGACCATCGTTGGCGCAGCAACATCAACACGTAGTTTATGTCGCTTCTGATCGTATGCTGCCACAGTGCTGCGGAGCGTCCACCATTTCTTCAATTCCGCACGCTGCTTAATTAATGTGTCAAACTGCTCCAGCATAAACCTCGCTCCTTGTTTGCTACTGAGTCTCCAGAACCACCGGTCGCTTGATGGCGATCCGCAATGCCTTACGCTCTGCATCCAGCCGCTGGCGTTTTTCAATGGTTGCCCTGTTGAAGTATCCGGGCCAGAAAGCAGATTGAAGCTGCCTGTCCAACTGCCCGATCTGGCGATCCAGAGTTCTCAAACGCCGCCGCTCTTTGTGTGAAACCGGACTGGTGCGACTCGAACGCACGCCTTGACCACGTCTGGTCATGTTCTGCTCCACCTGAACTACAGCCCGTTGTAAACATCGACTCCGGCCGCGAAGCACCGGCAACACACCGGCCGTCAGAAATCCGGCCGTTTGAATCACTGACGCAGAGTCGAACTTGCTCGCCCCGGAATCGAACCGGGCACGCCAGGCAATTCACCACCGCTCATTCGTCGGCTTGTGCCTCGCCGCCACCGTTGGCCCACGAGCAACCCCGGTCTCTCACCGGGTCAAGCTCCCCATTTACCGCTGCCGGGAGCCTCTCCGCAGTTCATTTGTGACGCTCAGCCCCGGCTCACAGGGCCGCTCTCACAGGTATTCTCATCGGGCTTCCGGTCGCCGACGCGCAGCCGGAACACATAGCCGTCGTCGTCGCAGGCCTCGTAGGGCCGATGGACGATCGACTCGCAGACCAGCCCGTTGTGTTTCAGAAAGAGCTGGCCCGGCAGGTTGCCGTCGCGAACCTGGGCAGTCAGCTCGGTTCGGCCGTGGTCGCCAACGCCGCGAGCGACGTGATGCAGCAGCAGCGTGCCGATGCCCGACCGCTGCCACTCCGGATGCACGGCGATGTTCCATAACTCGATACGCTTCGGCCGAAGCAACTTGATCGCGTAGCCGATGACGCGGTCCGACTCGCCGGCGAGCGTCGCCACATGACTAATGACGCGGCGGTTACGCAGTGCGTCAAAGAAGTCTTCCGTGGTCCATGCGTGCTGACCAAAGCAAAGCCGCTCGATCTGAACAACCTGGTCCATGTCTTTGCGGACCATCCAGCGAATAGAGAATCGGTCGCTCATGATTCGCTCCCGGTGTCTGAGAACTGCTGCGGGCGCGACACGACGTAGGCCGCCGCCACGCCACTGACGATGAGCAGGCCCAGCAGAAGCAGGCCGTAGGCGTCGAAGCTCATGTCCTCGTTCCGTTCCAGTCACGCGCCCGTGACTGGCTCAACTGCCTCATGCAGGAGACTTGCGTTCGTCTCCCGCGTCAGTCCCATGCCTGACGGGCTTAGTTTCTAATCGAGTCCGAAGTTTTAGACAAGCCAGCAATGCTGAAAATTCCAAAAATGGATTGAAGTCAGTTCGCCTTCTGATACGGACGACGCGCAACGCTTTTCAGTGTCTCGACTTCCTTCGGAGACAGCAAACGCGCCGTTCCCACACGCCGGCCTTCCACTCCCGCTTCTTTGCAAAGCTGGCTGATTCGCGAGTCGCTCAATTCCATCTCTTTCGCCACTTGCCGCAGCGATTTCAGCTTACTCAGTTCCATTGATCTTTCCTCCTGCGGGCGTCAGTATCTTTCGGAATCCATTAAAAATCAAGAGGCTGCATCTAGACAGTTTTGAGAACCGCGACAATACTGATGCGCCGCATGTGTCACATAGAGAAGTGGAGAACGCGCGATGACGCACGTTTGCAGATTGTTTCTGGCATTCCTGCTGCTGACGGCGGGCTGCCTGCCTGATCCGCTGCCGCCGGGACCGACGCCTGATCCGGAGCCATCGCCAGCACCGGTGATCGACGCCGCTCTGGTGGTCGTGATCGAAGAGTCCGATTCCCGGCAGCACGATCCGGCGCGAGCGGCTGTTCTGTCCGACCTCCGGTTCTGGCAGTCGCTGAAGCAGCGCGGCATCGACTGGCGCATCCTCGACGACGACGACCAGTCCGCGATCGACGCGGGCTACGTCGCTGCGGCTGGCGAGATTCGACCGGCATTACTGGTGCTGGTCCCGGACGGCGATGGCGTTCGAGTGGCAAAAGCAGTTCGGCTGCCGGACACGACGGCCGGAGTCTCTGCGGTGATCGGGAAGTGACGACGAAAAGCGAGGCAACGCATGTGTGAATACAAAGCTGGCGACATTGTCAGGGTATGGTCGTTGCAGAGTTTTTCAGGCGGAGGGTTTCTGGAGGGCGTCGAAGGTGTCGTCAGGCAGGACCAGGTCGGAAGCAGTGTACTTGTTGCTGTTGAGCGAATGATTAACGGACGTTTGCAGGTGGACCCGTCATACGAGGTTTACGCCAGGCAGTTGGAGTTGGTGCATCGCCCGGAAGTTGTTCCTGTAAACCTGAGGGAATTGATTCACAGACTCAAAGTGCATGGAGCGACTGAGAAAGCGGGAACGGCAGCGGCGATATTCGCAGCCGTGAGCGAGTTGGAATAGCCAGAGAACTCAGGAGTAAGCAATGGCAACGGAACTGCCAGGTCATAGCCCGTCAGTGGTCAGCTTCGGCGCCGGGACAAACAGCACTGCAATACTTCAAGGGATGCTTGAGCGCGGCGAGCGACCGGACGCAATCCTGTTTGCCGATACTGGCGGCGAGAAACCGGGCACATACAGGCACCTGGAGCGAATGCAGCGGTGGTGTGTTGATGTCGGGTTTCCCGAACTGATCATCGTGCGATACAGCGACACCAGCCGGCACGCAAGCCTGGAAGATGAATGCCACACAAACGGTACGCTGCCCAGCAAGGCGTTCGGGTTCGGCGGTTGTTCTCAAAAGTGGAAACGCTACCCGATGGATAAGTGGGTCAAGGCGTGGCCTGCAGCGCAAGCGGCATGGGAACGCGGACAGCGCGTGCAGCGAGTCATCGGCATTCATTACGGAGAGACGAAACGAGGAAAGATTCCCGACGACGCGCAGTTCACCTACCGCTTCCCGTTGAGAGAATGGAAGTGGCGACAGGAAGACTGCGAGGCCGCATGTGTGCGTGCTGTTGGATATGTTCCAGAAAAGTCAGCGTGCTTTTATTGCCCTGCGATGCGAAAGCCGGAAGTGCTGGCTCTGGCCAGAGAGTACCCCGATCTCTTCCAGAGGGCTGTTGAGATGGAGCAGAACGCACGCGAACGCGGCGGTCTCAATGTAGTCAAGGGTCTTGGGAGACACTGGAGCTGGGAGTCTCTCGTTGCAGCGGATGCCGCACAGATGAGGTTGTTTGTGGATGATGGCCTTCCTATGTGCGAAACGTGCGTTGATTGGTAGTCAGGTTAAGGATGTCGCATGACTCAGTCTCTGCCAGTGATTGTGATTGACGGCGTGGAGCGCAAGCTGGCGACTCTGCTGCCGGAACCGGGCTTGAAGCTGTCGATGCCGGTCTTCGCAGTGCCGGAGATGTCCGACAGCGCACTGGAGAAGATCGCCAGAACCGGGAAGCTCGACGGCCGCACGCTGTTCGAGGACCGCAACTGGATCAAAGACCAGGGCGCGGCAGGTTCCTGTAATGGCTGGGCCGGAGCGATGGCTCTGGCGCGGGCGAGGGTTCGCGGTGGTCAGGACCGCGTGGACCTGTCCGGGTCGTATTTGTACTCGCTGGTCAACGACGGCCGGGACGAGGGTTCCACGCTGCACCGCGGCATGGCAGCGTTGATGGATCGCGGCTGCGCGTCGGAGCCAACGGTGAGGCCGCATCAGATTTACCGCAACCAGTACGACGTTCAGCAGGCGGACCGGGAAGCGAAGCTGTACCGGGCGCATGAGTGCTATGCCGTCGAGACCGTTCGCGGGGCGTTCACAGCTCTGGCGATGGGTTTCGATCTGGTGCTGGCCGTGCATGTAGGCGATTCGTTCTCGAAGCTGGATCGGAACGGCTTCGCGGGGATCGACAACGGAGCCGGGAATCACGCGGTTCTGGCGGACGGGCTGGCGTGGGCGGACGGCGAACTGGCCTTCACGATGTCCAATTCGTGGGGCGTGAGGTGGGGTTCAAGCGGCCGTGCGTTGCTGCGATCGGGCCACCTGGAGCGGACGATCCGGTTTCACCGGGCGTATGCGATCCGGGCGGCAAAGCAGGCACAGCCGCTGCCGAAGGTTAAGAGGTAACGACGGATGTCTTTTATCAAAGGGGATGCAGAGTGAATCAGGTTGAAATGGTTCGTATGGGCGGAATGAGTGTTGGGTTCTCGGATCGAGGCGAAGAGGGGCTTGCGCGAATGAACGCACATTGCAATGGTGGGCCAGCGGTCGCCACCGGGCGAGAAATCACGTCGATCGAAGACCGACTGGCTGTAGCCCACGACTGCGTTGGCGCGGCACACAATGCTCTCAGCGATCTGATGTTTCTGTTGGGGCCATTTCTGGTTCCAGCTAAGACAGCCGCCGACGGACCAAATGATGCTGTCCCGGCGCAGCTATGCAGTGATGTGGTGGCCGCAATCAACACGATCATCGGCGACGTGCAGCATCTGCGTGCTCGCATAGAAGAGTTGAACCAGCGGTTTCGATAACGACGGAGCAGACCAATGGAGCCACGGACGGGCGATCTGGCGTTGTTCAGCGGAAGGCGGCTGTGGTCGCGGCTGATCCGGCTGCGGTCGGGGTCGGAGTGGTCGCACGTCGGCGTGTTCGTCGAGGTCGAGGGCCAGTTGTGGATCGTGGAGGCGCTCGAAGGCAAGGGCGTGCGGATCGTTCGGCCGTATGTCTGGCAGCAGTGGCGCGGTCACTGTGCGATCGGGCGGGTGGACGGGCTGGATGGCGAGCAGCGGCAGGAGATCAAGCGGTTCCTGCTGCATCGGATCGGTGAGGAGTACGCTTCGCCGCGTCAGTTCGTGCGATCGTTTTCGTGGGTGTGGCGTCGGATCAGCCGGGCGTGGAAGTTGAAAACTGACCTGCACGCCGAGCGGTGGTTCTGTTCGGAGCTGGCAGCGTTCGCGTTGATGCTGGTCGGAGTTCCGAAGTTCGGTGTTCCAGCGGAGACGACGCCTGGCGATCTGGCTCGCCTGCCGAACGTGACCGTGGCGCCGTGGATTCTGTGAACGCCCAGGTTCAGCTGTGCCGCCGCCCACGGCTTTGACTCACATGCAGCTATGAGGCGGCTCGGCTGCAACCGTTAGTTAGGCGTGCCGTGAACAAAAAACGAAGCGTGTATAGCATGCGTGGAGTCAGTTTCGAGGTAGACGAACAGCTCGTGGAACGGCTTCGCGACGCCGCCGTAGAGGCTGCTATCGAAGCTGAGGTGCGTAGGAAAAAATGGGAAATTGCAACAGTTGCGCTTTTTCAGGATAAGCTCGAAGAGAAATTTGGTGACGAGTGGGACACGAGAGAAGGCATTTTGGAGTTTTCCGACGGCGATGAAACAGTAAAGCTACTGCGGGTTGTAGCTCCTTTCTGGAAAGCAGAGAGTCCGTCCGTCGTGTATCTGAGGAAGCTCAAAAGCGGCAAGTACGCCAAACAAGAAGAGCAGGCGGAAGCTGGCTATGTGCTGGAGTTTTTTCGGTTTACCTAACTAGACGATATCCGGAGCCGGATTTACGGGCGGATAGTGTGAGGGAAGGGCAATGACATGCCATCCGTTGGAGAGCAGATTGTTAATGCAATCATTGCGGGGCAACTTGTGCGTGCTGAGTGTGCGAGGCATCCGGATTGCAGTTGCGTGTTGATCTGGTCGGCCAATGTGTATGAACAGTTGGACCAGATCGTTAATGAGTACCATGCCGTAGCGCACAAACTCAAAGGGAGTGACGAATCATGCGATGGATCAGTCTGATGGTGCTGGCTCTTGCCGGCTGTAACGGCGGGGCGTTCATCCCGCGAGTGAATCCGCCGGAGGGCGGTGGTGGCGCGGTGGCTGCGACGGTGATCCCGATCCAGTTGCAGGTCGAGGTGAAGGAGACGCGGCGGATCGTCAACGAGGGGGGCGGTTCACCGGCGGCTGACACCTGCGAATGCGGCTGCGGGAAGGCTGGCTGTGGGTGCTCCGGTGTTGCCGAAAACCGTTTCGGGAACATGCCTGAGTTGCCGCAGATTCGTGTCGATCCTCGTCCTCTGCGTTCGGCGTCGGAGTTCGAGAAGCCGGTGATCGAGGTGTTGTCGATGGATGGCTGCCTGGCGTGCGATCTGGCGGTCGCGGATTTCCGAGCGCTGGGCTACACGGTGCGGGTTGTGAAGGGTGAGCCGGCGGAGTCGTATCCGACGATCCGGTATCGCGGAAGAACGTGGGCGCCGCAGATGTGGCAGTCGGGCGGTCCGACAGCTCAGCAGGCACTGCGTGAGGTCGGGGTGAAGTAACCACAGGGCAAGGAGTCCCAGGTCATGGCGTTTCTGATTCAACTGTTGCCGCTGATTCTGCAGATTCTGGCGGCGTTGTTCGGCGGTCTGGCGGGCGCGTCGCATATCCAGCTTGAGGGCAACGTGTCGGCGAGCGGACCGTATGCCACCTACGTCGGAACGTATGCCGCTCTGTCGGCCGGCAGCCTGGCACTCGGCAGCGGAGTGCGGTTCCTGAACGGGAAGTGGCTGGAGATGCTGAAGCTGCTGAGTGCGATCCTGAAGTTCATCGGCAGCGATCCGGAGTCCGCGCGACGGTTCAAGGAAATCTTCGGCTTCACCGTGCCGGCCTCAGCGGGCGAGTTCCTGAAGATGACGCGGGGATGATTCCGGGCTTGACGAATGACAGCCTGTGATGACAATTCGCACCGTCGAAGCGAGAGCTGCGCCCACCTCAGGAGCAAAGCAAAACGACCTGCCCCGTCAGGGGCTGTGTCGTGCCTCAGAGCGTAGCGAATGAGGCGCTGGTAGCGGTCACTTCGATGGCCGCGCGTGTCCTGCTTCAATCTGCAGGTCCGCGACTTTGTCAGAGTCCTTCCAGACATCCGCGACGACTCGTTCGAGTGTGAGCGAATCCATCAGCCGGCCTGTTGTCGGGATGTGGATCGTGACTGTGGAGTCCACTGGAAGCAGCGACTTCAGATTGTCTCGCGCGGCGATTCCTCTGGCCTTTTCGGCCAGGTCTTTTGTGCGAGACTCCGGCGCCCAGCAGTCTTTGATTCTGACGCGGACGATCGTTGTGACCGCGACATCGAGCGTGTCCCCGTCGAGGACTCTGACGACCTTCGCCGTGGTTGTAATGCCTCGCGGCGGAGGAGCCTCCGCGTCTGCCGTTGCGGCGATGATGGCGATACACGCGGGAATGAAAATACCGTTGTAGTTCATGCCGATGCTGCTCCTGCTGGGACCAGATGCTTCTCGTGCGCTTCGATCAGCCGCTGGATCGTGTTGGGGTGCCACTGTTTCCCGCGGCATTTCTCGTCGCCGTCCCTGACGAGGATTGCGATGATCTCCCGAAGGGAGAAGCCCTGCTTGCGAAGGGCATGGCAGCGTTTCATGAGCTGCCGTTCGTGTTCGTCGTCGATCAGTAGATTGGTGTCCGGGCAGAGCCTGAATCCGAACGGGACGTTGGCGGACATGCGCTGGCGAAGCGTGTTCTGGCGGTAGCGCATTCCCTTGCTGACCCGTTCGGCTGTCTGTCGCGGCTCGAAGGCGGCGACGCTGAGCAGCATCGTGGTGATGAGTTCCCCGATGGCGGTGTTGGTGTCGATCGTGCATCCACCCTGATCGGCGAGGTGCAGCGTGAGTCCATTCCGCCGCAGCGTGGACATCGAGGACAGTCCGTCGATCGTGTTACGGAAGAGCCTGTCGAGCTTGGCGGCGACGATGTGCGTGCCTGGCGGCAGTTCGAGCAGTGCTGATCCGCCGGGTCGCTCGAAGAGCTTCGTGTGCCGGGCTGATGTTTCCGGATCGCGAATGACCTGAGTGACTGTGAAGCCCTTCATGTCGCAGTATCGCCGGCAGGCGTCGATCTGCTGCTGGATCGTGGCTGCGTCTTCGGCGCGGGCTTTGAGTTCCTGATCGCCGGCCTTTTCCGGCCGCGGCGAGAAGCGGCTGTAGATGACCGCGTCGGGCATGATGTGATCCTCTCCCCTTCAGCGTTGAATCCCCCCGGATACAGGATCGGCAGGTTATCGCGATGCGAAAGAGGATCAATGTCAGACCGGCTCAATTTATTCGGAAGCGCGCAGAATGCTGAGCGCTCTCTGCGCGATGTCGAAGAAACTGGTCCCGAAGATGGCTCCGCAGACGATGAGAATGAGCAACGCGGCCTTGCGGGGATTCTTATCCGCCCACTCCACCAGCTTGCTGAACTGGACTCCGGTAGAAGAGTCCAGAGCGGCGCGGATTGCCTGTAGTTCGGATAACACTTCCGTGGCTGCTTTTTCGAGTGGGTAGAGCGTGACGATGCTGTATTGCATGTCGCCTTGCGATGGAACACGCAGGAAGTGCGCGATGGCTGTGACGCTGGCCGCGTTCTTTCGACGGAGGCTCAGTGTGAGCTGGAAGTGGGGTCGAAAGCCCGACAGACAGTCTGTAACGAGACTGCGATAAGCATCAGAATCGCTGCGGTCAGTAATGAGCGAGTCGATATTGACCGGGGCGTCTGGTCGGGTGAACTCAACGAGTGAGTAGTCGCAGAGGTGCTCGAAGGCAGGGTTACACCAGAGGATTCGTGAGTCCTGAGCAACGACGAGCATCGGGCACGGCGTTTCTCTGATCCAGAATCGGAGTACGTCCAGCGACGCGGAGTTGAGCCACGGCATGTCACGGCATCCATTTCAGAACCTCGATGTGCTGTTAGAGTGCCCCTGCTCAATCGACCTGCCCGTCGTTCGGCTGGGCCATGCTGTGAATGGTAGGCAGGATGGAGTTGACATCAAAGAGTTTGTCGTGCAATCTGCGTATGTCAGTCGCCTTGTGGCGTCTTCGTGGTGAAGGCCACCCCGGTTGTAACAGCCAGCAGCCGGGGTGGCTTTTGTCATTCTTCGGCCTTCGTTCGCGACAGCCGCAGCCTCAGCCTGTTGAGGTTCGACGGCAGAACACGCTCCTTGTCCGCTCGCTTCTTCTTCGTGTAGGCCTGTGTGATTTCCCGCGCGGACAGCCCTGACTGCTTGAGGATCAGCAGTGCCTCGCGGGACTCCTGCTGAGCCTTCTCGGACTTCCCCTCAGAGATGGCGTTCTCGACCAGGATGGCGATGCGCTCCGGCGGCAGCGTCCCGGACTCAAGGCGTTTCAGCGCATCAGTCGCGATACGATCCGCTTCATCAGTCGCCTTGCCGCGATCTTCTGTCTTTTCCATTTGTCGCCGCGCCTGATAGATATCCGACACCGCCTCTGCGGCATCATTCAACATCAGCCGTTGCTGTCGCTGCTGTGGCGTTTCCGGGTTCTCCTTACTGTTTGACCGCAGGTTCATTTCCGCTCGCCGCTCATACAGCCTGTCAATGTTCGCCGTGCGGGTTCCGTGGATTCCGCCACGTTGAAACGCCTTACCGATCACCGGAAGGTCTGCCGGCTCCCACTCTCTCGTTCGCTTCGTGCTGACTCCGACAATCTCATCAAGTGTTCTCGTCACATCTCCAGCCATTGGTCCCGCAATGCCGCGCAAAGCGTGATCAATGCGAGCTGGCGACCACTTCATGGTTTTGCCGAGCCACTTTGCCACGCCTGACGTGTACTCATTAAATCGCTCATGACGCGGCATGCGCTGCAATTCCGGCGACTCAATCGGCGTCTTCCAGAACAGGTCTTCATTCATCGCCTGAGCCAGAACCTCATCGGCAACGCCCGGTATGTAGTTCGGGGTGGCAGTTTCCATAAACTGGTGAAACCACTCCGTCACGGCCTCAGGATTCTGTCCGTACTGCTGATCCAGCATGGACTCAACAAAGCCGGCCACTCCGACACCGTTCTCGAATGCTTTGGGAAGCAGTATGACCTGATCGCCATATCGAAAGCTCCAGTACATCGTCTTCAGCCGTGTGTTCAGCTTGCGATACCATTCCTCATCCTTATTCCGCCACCACAACAGCGCGGACAGTGCAGCCACCTGCGCCAGTCGCACGGTGAAAACAAACGGGTTCTTCTGCGCCGCTCGCACCATAGAACGCGGTCCCTGAATGGCGACGTTGTAAAACGGAGCGAGCTGATTCCAGACCCGCGCAAACTCGCCGGCGGCGCTGAAGTCCACCGTAACCTTCTTGCCCGCCGTCAGCAGCCGCAGGGATTGCTCCAGCGTGATGCGGTCCCCAGGTTTGATGCCCATTTCGTCCATCAGCAACTGCACCTCAGTGGCGCGGGCTGTTGCTTCCGGAATCTGGACGATGTCCTTGTAAATGTCGTATGCGTCTTTGACGTTGCTCCACCAGTTCGACGGCAGCAGTCGCCGGCTGAACTTCTTACCGAACACCTCACTGCCTAACTCTCGTGTGCGTGCTGTATCTTCGCCAAGCATCTGCGCGACATGCCCGCCCGCGTTTCTCCAGAACTGCATTGCCGATGTCGGCTGGGTTCCTGGCAGGAGATTCCATGCGGCACCTAGAGTCTGGCGTGCGTACTCCCATGCGACTTTAGGTAGAGTCGCCCGCGACTGCGTGTTCTGAAGCAGTGTCTGAAGATCGCGAGTCGGGTTTGTGAACAACTGGAATGCCGCTCGCAAGCCGACAGTTCCCGCTTTCCGCAGTCGATTCAATGCGGCCAGCGGAGCCAGTAGATTGAACCCTCCAATCATTGGAAGCCCCGCCATCTCGATGGCGCCAAGTGCGTGATACAGGTTGCCGTTGAGATAGAACCACTCAATCTTCTTCGTTGTCGCGTCATACATCGGCATGATCGGATACGGACCTGACGGATTGATTGCCGTCGTAAAGAACGTGACTGTCTCGCCAATCAGATCCTGAAGGTCTTCTTTCTCAACTGGCTCGTCGTAACGAGTCAGTGTCATGTCGATTTCCTGCTCCGACAGTTTCTTTTCCAGTGTCCGCAGAAGTTCCTCGACGGACACGGCCGCCGCCGGAACTTTATCGCGCGGCACTTTCTCGATGTACTTCCCCAGCCCCTGCACGTTCGCGGACAGCTTTTGAATCGCGTCCAGAATCATGCGGTCATGCGCCGCGTGCGCCATCTTTGTGGCGTTGGCGATCATCTGCGGAATCGGGTCTTTGATTTCCCGGCCGGACCCTCGCAACTTGCCCATCAACGTGCCCATCATGTCGTTGCCGCCACCGCTCCGGCTGTAAATCTCATCGAGTTCCCGGAAGTATCGGGCAAGAGGAATGTATGCGCCGGGATCACGCGCACGGATTCGTTGAACAACATCAGCGAACACTGGACTGGCAGAAGCCGCGTAATCCAGAACGCCATCATTCCAGTCGTACACGATCTGCGCCGCTTCCCGGAATCGCGGGTTATCAAGCTCGGCGATGAGGTATTCCGCTTCGTTGAGCGACATGCCGGGATTTCGCGGGCCACGGGGATCGAGAATCAAGGCCAGTGCCCGTCTCGCCCACAAATACAGCACAAAGTCGTTCCGCTCTTGTTCTGGAATCAGCTTTCCGACGTCACTGAGCGGTTTCACTCCTGTCGGCATTCCGGCCAGGTCGGTCATGCCGTGCCGAACCCATGTCTCGACTCGCGCATGATGAACCATCCGCAAGGCATCCGCGATAGCGTATGGATCGTCTGTCGCAGCCAGCTCCCTGCCAGTTCGCTTCTCGGCTTCTCTGGCCAAACCCCACAGCGGCTCCAGCATCTCGATATGGGCTTCCATGCTGACGGCGTGCTTTGCCCACTTTTTAATGCGCTCAACTCTCTGCGGAACACTGCCGGTGTCGATGATCGCCGTACTCTGTCGTGCTTTCGCTCCCTGCTCTCTCCATTTCGTAATCATGCCTTGCACTTCCCGCAGAGCCGCAGCGGCTTTCGGATACGCCTTCTCAAATGTGTCTCGATACCACTCCGACGTATGTGGGGCAAATTTCGCGGCCGACTCCGGATCAGTCAGCCACAGCCGGGCAAACTCCGCCCAGCCTTCGCGCTTGTATCCTCCGGTTGGCGCGGTATCGACGTAGAGGGATCGGCCGATTGCTGTCAGTTCATCCTGCACCAGCTTTTGCACTCGCGGCGTTTTCCACGGTCCACCCTTAGGCCAGCCATTGATCAACTTGTCGATGGCGTGTCCCATTTCATGAGCGGCCGTTTCAAGGTCGTTGGCTTCTCGGATGCGCGCGACTTCATCGTGAACCTTGAAGATGCCGAGTGCCGTTCGTTGCGACATTTTTCCGACGCGAATCGGCACTTCATTGCCGAGCAGGGATACCGCCTGCTCCAGAGCATTCATGATGGTGCGGATCGCCACAGGCTTCCCGGTGTCTCCGGCCGGCGGCAACAACAGCGGCATGTCCCGTGGCACAGCGGGAACCGGCTTCGATGATTTCGCCGGCATTCCGACCGCCGATGATCCACCAGGTCGTTCAGAGTCAAGCTCAGTGGTGACCGCCCTGAAATGAGCCATCATGCCAATCGGAACAGACTTTGGCTGAGCGATGGCACTCCGAACCGCATCCGGAGCAATTTGCTGCAGGCGTTCTGCAATAGCCCGCTGAATTGCCGGCGGCTCGCCATCCATGTGGCTGATGGCAATAGTCTTCTGTTTATTCGGGCTGATTTCCGCCCTGACCTGACGGTCTAAAACTGGCAGAATCCTTGCGAAGTCATCCTTGTATGGAGCGGCGACAACTGGCGGAAGCGACTCTTGTGCGTCGGCGTCGGCCGCCTTGTCGTTCTTTGCAACCTGCTCGCTTTCCCGCCACGGGATGCCCTTCAGGAGTTGTTCGACTCGTGCGTAGTGCGGAGCGTCCGATCCGGTTCCGGCGATCCATTCTTCTCCGCTGCCCTGTCGAACCACGACAGCCGGACCATCGGGCTTATCCAGCGGCTTGACGGCGAACACGGATGGACCGCTCTTGGTCACTTTGAATTCGCGGCTCAGCACATCCTTCACGACTTCGGCGGCAGTCGGCCGCGCGATGCCAATGTCTTCCAGATTGACGGCAACGCGAAATCCCGGCTCCAGAATGTCGGCGTCGATCCCGAATAATTCCGGGTTCAGCGCAAACTTGAAACCATCCTTGAAGACCAGTCTTTTGTTGTCATCCACCGTGAAGACGGGGTTGTAGCCGAACTCCGGAACCTCGCGGACAAACTCTCGCAGTCGCTGCTCTGCAGATTTACTTCCAATCTTCTTCGCACTCTCAACATCAGCCGCATCGACTTCGATATCGAACTTCACCCCAACATCAGGCTTCTGGACTCGCGACAAAATATCGCCACGCTTCCCATCGTCGGTGATCTGCTGGAAGTCCTCATTATCCCATGCGCGAACGATCTGCCCGGCGAGCTTCGCGACATCTGCCGGGATAGAGTCGGCCGTTTCGTACTTCGACATATCAATGCCGGCGTCTTCCAGCATCAAAATGAGCTGTTTAGCGTTGCTCGGATTCGTGGCGTGCGTCACTCCAATGCCGGATGGACGGTGAATCAGGACGTAATCCCCCTTTCCGGCGGCGTAAATTAGCCAGGTCTCGCCGACGGCGTCCCCTTTCACAGCATCGTCGCCATACTTTCCTGACACATCCTTCTGTGTCTTGATCTTGCTGGCACGTTCCTTCAGTTGCTTCCAGTATCGCAGTTCGGTGGAGCTTGACTTGCGCTGCGCATACTTCTCTTTGGCCTCTGCAATATCTGACTTTCTTTTCTCCTCAGCAGCTTCCTGCGCCTCCTTCGCTTTCCGCTTCTGTGATTCCTCTCGTGCGGTTCTGGCAATCTCAGACGCCTCATTCCGCACTCGCGTAACGGTTTCGTGCCACTCCTTCTTTCGCAGGTCATCCTCGATCTGCTTTTCCAGCCGTTGCCGATCATCCTCAGGAAGCCCGCTGATATCCGCCAGGCTCACGTTGTTCTTGCGACCGGCAATCTGTTCTTCGGCGCGACTGTCGATGACTGATTCCGGAGTGCCTCGCGAATCCACGTTGAAGTCATATTTTGACAGCGATGCGACTGATGCGATCTCGTTTGGAGTCAGAGCATCCCCGTGCCTTTCAATGGCGATCTGAGAAAACCCAGCTTCAAGATCGTGATCCATCGCACGGATTCTGTCTTCCAGGCTGCTCATCTGCTTCATGGCCGCGTCATACGACCCTCGATCTCGTTTCTCGCGGGCATCTGCACCTCGCCGTTCCGCCTCCCGAAAATCGAGCATGGCGAGTTCGCGAAGACCAGCCTGACGATGCAGGTCTGATTTCGGATCCTCCATCGCGTCCTCAATTGCAGCACGGCGGTACTCGTCTGCCGCCTTTTGCTCCATGCGTCTCCATCGGCCTATTTCGTTTTCGATCTCGTTGATCTCAGTCTGAATTTCGCCTCGCTTCTTGTGTGCGTTAGATCGCGTGTTGGCCAGACGTTTTCTGGCATCTTTAAGCCGAGGCTCAAGCTCAGTGATTCTGTCACGATATGCTTCCGTTTGTGATCGCAGCAGCGCTCGCCCTTCCGGCGATGCGTCAGTTGTCCTGCGGTATGGTTCCCGCTCTGGTGATTCCTTCCTCTTCCTGGCGGGCTTCGCCTCTGGCTCTGTCGGCCGGGCGGTTGCCTGCTGCGATGCCACCAGATCATCGTAGGCCTTCAGGAGCGTCTTCGCGTCCGGCTCCGTGCCGTGCCGTCGAACAACCTCGCCCTCGATAGGAGTACCGCTTTCGTCAACAGCCTGCACGTCCACGCTCCATGTGGACTCAGGGCCGCCCGGATTGAATGCGATCACCCGATCCTGTCCGCTGTATGACGGGACAATTTTTCCAGGCGTGAAGTGATGCCGCAGGGCTGCATCTTTCTGCGTGCGATTGAGTGGCTTGCCCGGCGTTCGCGGCTTCACTGGTTTCTGCGGCGATTCGGCGGGCGGCGCAGGAGTCGCCTCCGGTGTGGCCTGTGGAGTGGCAGCCGGCTGCCTGGCCAGTTCGTCGCGCGCAGTTTCGCTGATTGACGCGCCAAGAAAGTATGTGTCGCCGCGCTCTGTCTTTGTTGGGATGAACCGCTCACGTTCCTCGGCAGTTCTGTTGCCGGGGAAGTCGTCGGTGTGCAGATTCAGCTTGCCCTCCGCTTTGAATCGCAGGACGGTTGCGTCGAAGTCCGGCTTGCTGAGGCCTGTTTCTCGCCGGAGGTCTCCGAATGACACCAGTGATCCATCACGCTTCGCCCCTCGTTCAGATCGCTCCATCGCGTCGGCGAACTGCTCGAAGCTTATTGCCGGAGTTGGCTGTGACTCCGGCTCTGCCTGCTGGCCGATCGTCTTCTCCGGCTCGACGGCCGACGACGCGGGAGCCAGATCGGGATAGTCCGCCAGAACCTGGGGATCAACTTCATCGCCGCGCGCGACTGCCTGCCTGACAGCGTCGCGATGGAACTCTTCGTAGTCAGCAAACGGAGCGTACTGCGTCCCGGATTCTTCCGGCTGCCCCAGCCGACGACGCTCAGCCCTCTGCAGGTTGATCCAGTCCTGCCGCGTGACCTGCTCCGGCGCGTACCCCTTCGTCTCGAACTCAGTCAGATCCATCCGGCCGGCGATCGTGTCCACCGGTTGCGGGGAAGGCGTTTGCAGTCCTGCCTGTTGCGGCTGCTCTGTGGGCGGCACGGAAGGTTGTGCTGGTGGAGCGACTGCCTGCGGTGCTGAAGTCAGCAATACCTTTCGCTCCTGCGCTCCGGTTGATGGGGCGATCACGCCAGAGTCTGTCATCTGGTCGATCAGTTGTGCCGCGCCGGTGTATCCGAGTCCAAACTCCCTTTGCAGCATTCCAGTGCTCACGACACCTTTGCCGACAGCAAAGTCAACCGCTCGGTCATACAGCGGTCTTTCAGTCGTGACTGGTTCGACGGGTTGGGCTGGTGGCTGGGTCGCTCCGCGTGGAGTGTACTGCTGGCGGAACTCATTCTCCGGAAGGGTCTGCGGTTCCCCTGCGGCGCCAACGGGTTTGAATGTCACCAGTCCGCCTTTGGTGCTGTTGATCCGCACGGGACCGGATTGTCCGACCCATACGTTGTTGGCCCTGATCTTCGGCATGTCCGTTGCCGCCTGTCCGGGATCTGGCTGTGGCGGCGCGTTGCCGACCTGCGGCACATCGGGGACTTCCGGCACGTTGATGTCGATGCCTTCCGCCCGGGCGCGTTCGTTGATCTGCGCCTCGATCGCCGGATCGACTGCACCAGAATCGGTAACACCTTCCGGCATCTGCTCAGGACCGCGCTGCCGCTCTCGCATGAAGGTCGTTCGGGCATTCTTCGCAAGTTTCCGCGCGTAGTTTCGCAGGTTCCCACGCTCCGGAGAAAACTGCGTCGCGACAACATCGAGAACCTTGCCGGTCAGATCATCGACATCCGCGTCCTGGATGCGCGGCTTGCCAGCCCTGATCACGTCGCGAATAGCCCTCTCAGCGATCGCAGTGTCTTCCGGAGTCAGCATCCATTGCGCGGGAGCTGTTTCAGCAGGAGCAGCAGCAGGCTCGGCGGCGACGGGGATGCCGCCGGCCTGCTCTGTCGGATCGGGAACCGGTGGCGCGACTACTTCCCTTTGCCGCCCTTCCGGCCCCCTTTGCATCCGCTCTTCATCAACGATCACCTCCTCTCCGGGACTGAGAACTGGAACCTGAGACGGGACGCCTTGATCTTCTGGTTGGACACCGGGAGTCCCCATCGGTAGCTGAGGACTCCCGGCGGACGGTCCCGGCGGCGAAGTAACGCCGGGCTGAAGTGCTTCCTCCGGTTTCGAGCGGTTTCGAGCGGTTTCAAGCGGTTCCGTTTGCGGCGGCGTCTGATTCGCGATCAGTTGTTCGGCCAGTCGCTGCCGGTCCGCCGAGGACTTCACGGTGTCGCCCAGCGGCGCGCGGATTTCCTCCGGCAGGCCGGCGTAGTTCTTCCGGCTTGGCTCGCGGATGAACCGATCCACTGCCGCTGCAATGTTCGGGGACTCGACGGCGCCGACTGTCAGCATCGTCGTCAAAGCCGTATCAGCCACTCGCGGCATGAACGTGCTGAGTTCCAGTGCCTGCGGATCGACGCCGGTTTCCGCCTGCAATGCGGACGACAGCGACAGCTCCAGAAGCTCCTGACCAAATTCACCGGCCTCCGTCTTTGCCAGGTTTCCGAAGGCATTCCGCATCGTCCGATTGGCGACGCGCTGTGCCATCGCCGCCTTCTCAACGCCGGACATGCCGAGTCGATCCATGATCGGCGACACAAGGCTCGCAATGGCCGCCTCGCCGGCTGCGTAGCGCAACTGGTCGTTTCCAACCAGCCCGGCCTGCTTCGCGTCGTACAGCCCCTGATCGAAGGCCTCCGCGCCGTAGGTGGCGATCACGGCCGGCATCCCGCCGACAGCACTGGCTCCGAGAAGCGTTGCCGCCGACTCCGTAGCTCCTGCCGCTGCACGAGTCATGGACGGAAATCGGTCGCCGGTTCGTTCCTGCTCCTGACGCATCCGCTGGCCTTCAATGTAGGCCTGCGCCTGATTCGCCAGATCGTCCGATCCGAACATCCGGAGCGCCACAGAGCCGAGAGCACCGCCAGCGTTTCTCAGCCCCATGCCGATGTCACGCAGCAAAGGATACTGCGGACTCTCTCCGGGCGTTCCGGAACGCATCTGAGTGCGTCCAAACGGGTCTTCCGCCAGTGCCCCGGTCTCGTACTGATAGCCGGACTCCCGTGCCCGGTCCTCGCGGGTCCGTTGAGCGATCTCCTCCGCCATCGCCTGGCCCATCGTGGGCGGCTGCTGGCCGGGACGCAGACCGATGCGCGGCAGTCCGACGCCCTTGAGCCGCTCATCCGCTTCACGCTGGTACTGAGCATCAAGCCGTTTCAGCCGGTCTTCCGCCTGCAGTTCGATCAACGCCTGCTGGTAGTACGGACTCGACTTCCGGACCTGCTCCTTCCGCTGCTCTTCCATGATTCGCGCGGCTTCTGCCTGCGGATCGGGCAGCGGCATTTCCGCCGGTGACACCTGAGCGTCCGGGTTCATGCCGGCGCCGAGTCGTGCCCCAATGTTCTTGAACCGCTCCCACCAGGACAGTCGATCCAGTTCCTTTTGCTGTGCATCCGCGCGACGAGCCTGTTCGGCAATCGCGGCGTCCTGCGCGGCCGTGTCACGCATGTCCGGCGACACGAGGTCATAGCCACCCACGGACAACGGCCTGCCACCCGGCTGCGGCTGCATCCGGTAATCGCGGGCTGGTTGCCCCTGCTGTCGTTCCGGATACAGATCCGCCAGACCGGACAGACTCAGCCTGCTCATGGCGACAGCACTCCCTCATTCATGAGAAACTCAACGGCCCGGTCGCGCACCTGCATGTCCTGCGGAGTCAGCTTCTGCCCCGCCGCGATCTTCTTCTTCAGATTGAACAGGTCTGCCGCCGCTTTTCGGATTGGACGGTCCCGCGTTTCGTCCCGGAACTGCTTGAATGTGTCCTTCATGCGGCCGAGTTCCTGCAGGTCGGCCGGCATGTTCGCGTAAGGATCGGTCTTCGGAGCGAACGGGTCCGTGCCGTCATTCAGCATTCCCGGTCTCGCACCAGCCGGCGGCATCGGCGCGCTGCGGTTGATTCCGACCGCGCTTTCCACGGCGGACTGCGGAACTCCCATCGGACCTCCGATCGACGCGGGAGCCGGCCGGGCACGCATTGCCGCTTCGACATCCGTAATCACGGGGGCCATGCCCGGCTGCGGACCGCCAATGCCGGCAGTCGGCCGCTGCATCATTTCGTTGATGTACTGTGCGACATCCGGCGGCATTTCTCCCTGCTGTTGAACTGCCATGCGATCCACTTCGATCGGCACGCCGCTCATGTCCGATCGCATCAGCGTCTGCCGGCGAATCGGCATTCCAGGTGCAGTCGGAGATGATTCCGGCATCGCGGCCGGTGCGGGCGCCGGCTGGCTCTGAGTCGGTGCAGGCAACGGCGGGGCGGACCGCATCTGAAGCGGCAGCTCAATCTTGAACAAGTCTTCGATGATCGCGGTGGCCTGAGCCGCGTCGAATCCACGGTCCAGCAGCTTCTGCCATTCGACCATCGCGGAATTGCGGATGTTCGAGTCCAGTTCCCGCTCGCGTCTCTGCACGCTGTCCGCCGGCGGCATCATGATCTCCGGCTGACCGTGCTGGTTCACCGTGACCTTGTTGCCGTCCGGCAACTCCATAACCTTTTCCTGATACACCCGCTGCGGGGTCATCTTCTTCTGATCGGGAGTCAGTCGCTCCCTGGCTTCCTGAATGAACAGCAGCGCCCGGTTGCGGTCCGTGCCGCTGAGTCGTGGGTCTTTAAGGATTTGAGCTTCCTGCTGGTCCAGCGTCTTGAGCGTCGCCTGCTGCTGCGGCGTGAACTCCTTTCCTTCCGCGTCGGCTGCTTCGACCATCTGCTGCCAGGCCTGCCGCCGCTGCTGAAACTGAGCCTGCTCTGGAGGCGGCTGCGGTCCCGGCGGAGCCGGCGGTTGCGGAACTTGAATGCCGCCCGGCTGGCCGGGAGGCTGTGGCTGGTTCACGATATCAGGAGGATTGACGGCCTCTGGATTTCCTCCAGAGATGAAGTTTTGATACGCCCGCAATTCATCCTGCATCAGTCGATTGATCGCAGCATCACCGCCCAATGGAAACAGGTCGTAGCGGTACGCTACGCCATTGCGAATAGCATCAACCTGCCCGGCGTTTACGTCTTCATCGTTTGCGGGACGCTCAAGAACATCGAAGCCCTGCTGCTTAATCATCTCCGGACTGATCTGACCAGCACGCAGTCGTGCTCTCAGTTGATTGGCCTGTGACTGCTGCTTCTCAACCGCCCGGTCGTACATCGTCCGGTACTCGGCCGGAGTCATCGGCTTCTGCGTACCAGCCATCATTCCTGCTGATCCGCCGACTCCACCTCCAGTTCTCGGCTGCGCCATCAGGGCCGCTCGCTGGGCTGTTTCTGCCTGCGCGTTGGCGATTCGCGCCGCCTGCAGCTCCATATCCATCTGCTGGAGAGCCATTTGCTGCGCGGCTGCCGCCCGTCTCTGTCGTGCTTCCGGCGAATAATCGTTCTGAGGTGCGATTGCATTTGAAGGTGGCGCCGCCATCGGCAAGCGATCAGAACCGTAAAACGACGTTGAGTTTGACCATCGCGGCTGGGAGCCAAGATCCACGCCGCTGTCCCTCATCAGCGCACTGAGAAGCGACGTGACGCTCGAATCCAGAAAGCGGACTGGCATTGCTCTGCCTTTGTTTTACAGGTGTATCAGCCCAGCAGGCTGGCGAGTCCGCCGCCAGATGACTGAACCGGATACGGCACGTCAGACCCGGCCTGAATCGCCAGGTTGTACAACTCGTTGAGGCTGGGATAGTCACGGTTCAACAGGCTCTGGTTCATGAAGTCCAGCCGCTGCCCGGTCAGATCGCGAGCCAGTGCCGTGTCCGTGGCCCGCTGCTGTTCCGCCAGTTGTGCCATCCGTTCCGGAGTCTGACCGGCGAACCCAAGCCACGCCTGATCGTAGGCCTGACGCTGCTGAGCCTGCTCCTGCCGCGTGCGTTCACGCTGAGCCAGTTCATCAAGCGTGCCCTGCCGCCGCATGTCGATCTTGTCCTGAGACAGTTGGCTGGCCACGTCCGCGTTGCGGTTCTGCTGGGAAATCTGATCTGCCAGAAGGCCGGAGGTGATGTCCCGCCCCTGCGCCCGCTGTTGAAGCAGATCGAGATTCGCGGCATCCGTAACAGCCTGTCCGCGTTCCCGCGCCGCCAGCGTGTCTCCGCTGACCTGCTGCTGAAGACCGATGCCGCGCTCCCGTGCCGACAGACCTTGCAGGCCAAGATCCTGCTGAATTCCGGCCGCTCGTTCTCCGGCCGCAATACGGTCCCCGGTTGTCTGCTGCCGCAGCCCGATCGCTCGTTCGCTGGCGGACAGCTGGTCGCCAAGAGCGGACTGGCGCATCGCCGCTTCCCGCTCGCGTGCGGAAAGCTGATCCCCCAGGGCGGACTGGCGCATTGCTGCTTCGCGTTCCCGTGCTGACAACTGATCGCCGAGCGCGGCCTGACGCAGACCGGCCTCCCGTTCCATCGCCCCCAGCGTCTGCGCGCCAGCCTGCTGCCGAGCGGCGATTCCCCGCTCCTGAGCCGCCAGAGCTTCCCCACCCAGCGTCTGCCGGAGTCCGAGTTCCTGTGCCCGCAATTGCTCTTCGAGGCCTCGCAGTTCCCGGCTGCGGTCCTCGTTGATGCCTCGCTGCACAGAGTCTGTCACGGTTGTGTTCGTCAGCCCGCGTGAGGCCAGACTGGAGGTTGCTTTCGCTCCGGCCCGATCGAACTGCTGCCCGATTCGCTCGCCGGCTTCCCGGCCGGACAGATCCAGCAGCCCCGTCAACTCGCCGACGCGGTTCTGATACCCGCTTTCGACGCCGCCGTAGGACGTGTTCAAGTCCGACGCCAGCGTGTTGAATCCAGCCGTGATCGGATCGTAATCCGCTCCCAGCGTCGCCGTTCGCCCTTCGTAACCGGTGTTGATTGGAGAGTAATCCGTGCCGAGTGTCGTCGCGCGATTGCCGTAACCAGTGTTGATCGGCGAGTAGTCGGTTCCCAGCGTTGCCGCGCGGTTACCGTAGCCGGTCAGCGTCTGGTCGTACCGCCCGGTCAGATCGGTCGTTCGCGAATCGAGCTGGCCGAGGATTCCGCCGGTCCCGGAATACAGGTTCCCGATCTGCGACTGCAGATTGCCGTAGCCGGCATTCACGCCTGCCGGTCCCGTGTACGCTCCGGTCAGGTCCGCCTCTCTGGTTCCGTAGCCGGTGTTGATTCCCGCCTGCGATGTACCCAGGTTCTGCGCCCGGGTGTCGTAGCCGGATTCAATGCCGCCCTGCAGGCCCTGCACGGCGGATGTGCGATTGCCCTGCGCCTGCTGAATCAACGCCATCAGGTTGTTGATGTTCGTCTCGCGGTCGCCCGCCATCCTGTTCAGGCCAGTCGGTCCGCTGCTGTTGTAGGCGGTGATCATCTTGTCGATCGCCGTCTGGCCCGCATCCGCCAGTGCCTGATTCGCGCCGGTCGCACGAGTGTCCCAGTCGCCGGCCACCTGATTCGCTCCGGTGGCGTAGGTGTTGAGGACGTTCTGCCCCAACGACGCATTGCGGTTCAGCAGGTCTGGAATCCGCGCGTCGTGTACGGATTGAATCTGGCGCATCAGATTCTCACGGTTCGCCGTTCCGGCTCCGTAAGCGTTCTGCATGGCCAGCATCAACTCGGCCGCTCGAATCTGCCGGTCTCTTTCCGGCTGCGTGTATGCCGTTCCCGTTCCGTACCCGACGCGCTGCATTGCACCAATGATTCCAGTGCCCTGCGTCGTGATGCCGGTCCCGGTGGAGTTGATCGTGGCTGATGTGCCGAGTGGATTCTGGTTCGGCACAAGCGGGTTCGACGTTGTTCCGCCTGGGCTGATGTATTTGGGTAACTGCGGTCCGAACGTATTCACCGGTGTCGGACTGGTTCCGAACTGCGGTAACGTCGGTGAGGTTACGGCAAGAGCCATGCTGTTACCTTCTCATGTTAGCGGCGGGCGGAGGCGGAGCCTGAAATGCGGTTGGAATCTCTGCGCGTGGAGCTGGAGTGACCGGCGTTGCCGCTCCAAACTGCAACTGGCGCTTCAGTTGATTGTCGAGGCCGAGCGACTGAAGGGCAGCCTGAATCATCTTCAATCTGTTACGGCGTTCTTCCAGATCAAGGTCGCTGTGCTGCCTGAACAGCATCTCCGCAGCGGCGGCCTTCCTGCCGCTGGGCATTCGCCTTCCCCGCTCTGGACCCATTGTTTCGTATTCCCATGTTCCGTATGCGTCGTCCAGTAAGCCGAGCAATCCTGATCCGCCACCACCACTGGACGACATTGACATTCCGGCCATTATTTGCCTCCACTCATTGCAAGAAGGGCGTCCAGACTCAGAGAGTCCGCACCTGGCACCTGAAGCTCTTTCGGGGTCTGATTGCGCTGCGCCATTGCAGACCGGACACGATCAACGGCCATCTGCTTCAGTGCTGGTATCTGCTGAGCGCGGGATTCCTGCGACCGGACATCCTGAGCGCCTCGCTTCAACTGCCGTTCGTATTGCGACGCCTGCGCCAGATTGCCTGTGCGTGCCGCCAGAATTGCGTCCGCTCCCGAACGCGCGTCGTTGTAAGCCTTTAGATCCGCTGCGTAGTTTGGGTTTTGGATATACGCATTCGGGTTTAGTTGATACTGGCTTGGTGTGACAGTGCTAAGTTGCAACCATGATGGAAGGCTGATTGAAAATGTCGGGTCTATATACTGCGCCGGCGCACGCAGTTGCGTCTTCGCATTTGCCAGGTTCGTCGCGGCTGCTTGAGACGCCTGGGCCGCCTGTGTGTACCCAGGAGTTGACACGAACAGGTTTCCACGCGGCGTGTATCGCTGCCCGACATTCAATGCTTGTGGAGCATAGGTGCTGACATCTGCGGCGCGCTGGGCGTTGGATGCGGAAATCTGCTGCAGCATCTGCAGGACTTCGTCGCGAGTAGCCATTATTCCCTCCGTGAACTCCCGCTGGAATTGTCCCTATCTTTCCGCTCACCAGCAATCCCGCGCCGCATCAGCCGCTGACAAAAATCAGGTTCACTCGCCGCGACGTTTCGCCCGCCTGCCACTTTACCGTCTGAGTCGCCTTCGCAATCGTCGTTGATCGCAGAATGTCGTCGCCCTGAATCTCCAGATGACCAGGCACATCCGACGAGCACAGCAGGTCGCCGATCTCAATATCCTTCCCGGTGTTCGTCACCAGGCCCGGAGCCGTGCCCATGCACAGCACCATGTCCCGGCCCTCCTTGTCCGTTCCTCCAAACACGCCGATCGCCGCCTTGCTTTTTCGAGTCCTGCAGATCCGCGTTCGGAACAGGTGCGGCTTGTCGGCCGCCTTCGCCTCATACTCCTCAATGCGATCCTCAACCCAGGTCTCCCCTGTGTCGCGGTCTGTCTTCTGCACCTGAAAGCGTCGCTGCTGCTTGTGCGCCCGCATTGTCGGCAGTGGACCATCCACGATTTCCAGCAGCATCAGCGGCTGCAGTTCCGCTCGATCAGAGGAACGGACAACGGTGAAATGGCTGCCGGTGAAAGTGTTGTACGCGATCACTCCCGCGACTCCGGTTCCCGCGACGGAACCTTCAGAACCGCTGCTGGAGCGGAAGTCGATGAATGTGTCCGCGCCGGTGACGTTCGCCTGAGTGGCCGCGAACTCCAGAGTCATGATCGTGGTGTTGTCCGGACCCTTCGCGTGAATCGGAGTTGTCGGCGTCACATTGAAGCCGACATGCCCCTCGAAGTAGTTCAGATCGTTCGCGTCGTCCTGATACAGCCCCCACGTCGTGGTTGTCTTGCCGGAGACGCTCTGGTTGTCGATGTAGACGCCGTAGGTGGTCGTGATCGCTCCGGCATTGGGAATAGCCACCGGTGCGGCATACATCGTGATTGCCGCAGTGACGGTTCCGGTTCCGCGATGTCGCACGCCGCCGCGCACGCCCACCAGAGCCAGCGCGCTCGTTAATGCAGATGAATTGCCGGTCGCAGTGCCGCCTTCTCCCCACGCCCCGTATGTGGACGCCGACGACGATGAACCCGGGTCGGCATTCAGGTTGAAGATGCCGCCCGCCTGCGATCCGGAAGTATTCGTGTAGTCTCCGCCAAATCCCAGCTTGTACCGCGTGACCTGCGTTGGATTTCCGCCGATACTCAGGATCGAATCGGTCGCGATGACGGCCCCGCCCATCGCCGCCGCCGCCGTCGCTTCGTTGATCTCCATGAACGTGCCGAAGTAGATCGAGCCTCGCGTCGCATTCGACGTGCTCTGCAGCGTCAGGTCGTTGCCAGACGCCGTTCCGCCGATGAGCGTCTGCCCGCCCGATCGACCCGCCAGCAATGCGTACTGCGTGTGATCGTCGTCGGACAATCCATCCTGCCCCCCGTGATCGTGCTTGTGGAGCGTGGATGCTCCTCCGTCCGTCAGATCGGTCCAGTTGGTCCCTGTGAAATTGGCCGAGTCCAGATAGTACGACCCGTGCTGACCATCCAGCAGGTCGGCATTCAGGTTCGTCACCAGCGTGGTGGAACTGATCGTCAACGGAGCCGTGCCCGTCGTCTGGCTCAACGTCAGCGTGGTGAAGGTTGGAGTCGCCGCCGAATGGATGTTCTGCGGCAGCGACAGCGTGATCGAACCCGCCCCTGTCGTGACGGTGATCTGATTCGATGTGCCTGTCAGCCCGGCCGCCACTGGAGCCGCACCGGTCGAGCCAATCAGCAACTGCCCGTTCGTCAGAGCCGCCGCTTCCGCCACTGCTCCGGCTGCACTCACCAGAATGCGGTTGTTGTTGAAGGCCGTTCCGGAACCGGTTCCGCCGTTGGCCACCGGCAGCGTTCCACTGACTCCGTTCGTCAGGTCTACCTGTGCCCAGGCGGGATTGTTGTTCGTCCCTGTGTTCGACAGATACCGCGTGGCGGTGGCACTCTTGTTGAGGACCGTCAGGGTGTTGGACGCCGACACATACAGCAGGTCGCCCTGGGCCGTCGTGCCGATCCCGTTGACCGACAGCCCATCCGCCGTGCTCACCAGCAGACCGTTTGGATCAATGACGACTTCCAGCAAGCCGCTGTCGCCGATCGTGACACTGCCGCTCGACGTGGCCCACAGCTCCACAGCGCGAGCCAGTCGATCCAGAAACCGCCGCGTGGCCGGGTCCACCTCGTTGAAGGCTGGACGGCCAAAACCCTTCCAGGCCATCTCAGAACCTCCGGCTGTACGCGCCCTGCTTCGGAATCAGCCCAGCCTGAATCGACTCGACCGAGAACGATTCCCCCAGCGTCGCATTCCTCAGTTTGACGAACAGTGAATGCCCCATCGCGCGAGTGCGGATTGCTCGCGACCGTCCCGCCACCAGTCTTGCGCCGAAGTGCGATGCGGCCGATAACGCCTCTTCCGCCGACGCTCCTACATGCACGGTCGCGGTCACTGGATCGGACGTGCTGCTGAGGATCGCCCGCATTTCATTCATCAGGATCAGATTGCGTCGTTCGTCCTGAATGGGACCGGCGAAGTAGTACGCATCAATCGCCGTCCCGTCGTCTGACTTCGCCGATGAATCCAGCTTGCGGACATAGCCGTCCCAGCCGCCCATCAGGATCACGCGGTCATCCGGATCGTCGCCGTCGTACAGGTAGACCACTTTCGGATTGTGATCCAGATCGGCGAACTGAAACGGGAAGAAGCCCTGATTCCGGGGGTCGTAGAAGTAGTGCGTCGTCGTCGCGACAGAGTCCTGATTCGTGATGCAGATCACCAGCATCTGGTGCTTATCGTCCCACGCCAGCCGGATGATGTTGGCGCCCATGTCGATGTCGGTCAGCCGGTCGTCGATCGACTCGGATGAAATGCGCTCCGGCTTCGATCCGGGAATCATCCGGTACAGACCGCCTCGCGAACCGACAAACCAGATATTGCCGAATGGATCGCGGGTGAATGCCCGCCCCCACGCGATGCCGGTGATGTCCGACACCTCATCCAGCCGCCCGCCCGCGACCGGGTTGCCGGTCATCTGCCAGATCGAATGATCGCCGCCGAAGATCAGGTAGTCGTTGTTGTACGGAATCAGCGCGGTGATCACGTCCTGAACCTCGCCGGCATCCGCGTTGTTTCCGGCGATGGCCTGTCCTTCGGTCGTTGTGGCGGGCGAGTAGTCCCAGTCGAACGGATCGTTGATCGACGACATGAACCAGTTCTGCGCGTCCCCCGGAAGCCCGGACAGAACGATCCGGCCCTGCCATGTGCAGATCAGCCGTGCGCGGAATCCGTCGTCGTCCACCGGCAGCGAGCCAGCAGTCGGAGTCCATGTCGCCAGCGTGTTCGTGGAACTCAGGTAATACCGAACGTGATCACCGTCCGCGAAAAAGATGTTCGGGTAGTACGAGGTCGCGAACACAACGGGACGCAGACTCAGAGCGTTCGATCCATCCGTCACTTCCGTGACAACATCGTTGTCGATCCGGAAGACCGACCCAGCCGCCACAGCCAGCGTGCGCACGTTACGCTCGCGGAACACAGGCTGCGACACAGTGGCGAACGTGTTGATGCTGCAGACGATGTCCTGGTTGTCAGAGACATTGATCTGCCAGTCCACAGTCGTCAAATCTGAGTTCAGCCCGATGATGTTGTTGCCGGATGAATTCCGCAGCAGCCGGAAATCTCCATCGACTCCCGCCGCGATGCGATGCCATGTCGTGACGCTGTTCACATCGGAGTTGCCGCTGGTCGCTCCGTTCGTCCCCGCCATCACCGCGAAGCTGTGCCCGGTTCCGTCCACATTCGCCCCGACAACACCCAGCCGATTGTTCTTTGCGTCGTAGGCGATGCCGAGCGGCGCGCCGTCTGAATCGGACGATGTTTTGCTCCATAGTGGAGTTGGGAAATCTGCAATCGCGTTGATGTGTTTCTGGACGTAGTTCGTGTAGGTCGATGCTCCGGCCCGCTTCTGGGCCGCGAAGTAGAACCGGCCGGGATCGCCGGGGCAGACGCCATAGAAACGCAGTTGGTCGCTCGTGCTTCCAGACACTGTCACCAGCACATCCGAGTCCGTCCGCGTCCCGTTTGAGTAGTTGAAGATGTCGCCGCGGATTGTCTGCGGTCCGGTCGTGCCTTCCGTGCCGGTCCGGGTGATGACCACCAGACGGTTTCCGGCCAGCACAAGGCTTTGCGCTGTCCCGGTCGTGAAGACAGTTCCGCTGATGTCGTTCGCGCCGCCTCCGTTCGACTTCCACGCTCCCGCATCAATCTGAGTTCCGTCCGTCGTGCTGTAGCGGTAGATCGCCGAGGCGTAGGAACTGGTTCCGCCCCACAGGACGTACAGCGTCGCTCCGATGCAGAGCATCCCCATCACGGGCGACGGCGATGACGTGGAACCATGCACGACCGACTTCGTCCACGCGATCGTCCCGTCCACAGCCGACCGCACGATTGTGACCGTGTCCGTGGTCGCACCGGTCCGGGTCGCGACATACAGATTCCCCGACGCATCCCAGCAACTCATCAGGTAAACCGCCGACGAAGCACCGCCTTCGCCAAGCTCAACGCCAGCATCACTCAGCGTTCCCCATGCCGCACCGGTGGCCGCCGAGTACACCAGTTGACCCTGGCCTTCAGAATCGGTGAAGAACGGGCCGATGGTGTGACAGATTTCCTGAATGGACGCGGACGAGTCGATCGTGTCATCCACGAACTTCGTCAATCCGGGACGCTGTGCCCCTCGATCGCGTCCAGTGACAGGATCTCCGGCAATCATGTTCATGATGCCGGGAGTCGTCAGCGGCTTCTGCGCATCGAATGCCAGTCCCTCATCCAGTCCTCTCACTGGAAACGGCAGGCTGACGAGCTGGGACGCCATCGCTTCACTCCATTCCGTCCGACTGCTGCCTCACAGCATGGCCAGCATGTTCCGAATCCGGTTCATCCAGACCTTCATGCGTGCTGCCGGCCGCTTCCAGTGCGACACGATCTCCTGAGACCGCGCGATAGCCAGCCCCAGTTCCGCGCTGACCTGCCACGCCTGACCGCCGAGATGCGAACGCACCGTGGCACTGCGAACGTGAATCAGGTTGTCGTCTTCGTAGGTCGAATTGGATTCCTCGCCGATCAGCAGCACGGACGGATCGGTCCCGATCGCCTTGCCAATCCATTCCGTCCGAACTCCGGCCTGACGCAGCGCGTACCACAGGGACGATTCCGTATCTGGCCAGCCCTGATTCATCTCGTCCGGAGTGCATCCGAACGCTTCCACCACTCGATCCATCGACCAGACAACGCCGTATTTCCGCATGGACGGCATGTGATACATCGTCGCTGTGTGACTTGCGGTGTCCTTCCAGTGCTCCGTGGTCCAGCGTGGACTCATCTGGTAGCCCACAACGGGATGTCGCTCTCCGCAGTGAGCCAGCAGGAACTCGATGTAATCGGGCCGCTTTAGAAACACGTCCGAATGCGTCGCGTACAGGAACTTCGTCTGGCAGATTGAAAACGCCAGGTCCATCGACGCAGTCACCACTTCGCACGCCCAGCGCCGGCCTTTTGATCGCAGTTCGTGAACCTCGATGTCCGGCGATGCCGCTTCCATCGCTCGTAGTTCGGCCAGTTGTGCCGGGTTGCTGCCGTTATCCACGATGACGATGTAAGGCCGAACGGTCTGAAGACGCAGCGTCTTAATGGTCTGCTTCAGCCCGGCCATCAGGTCGCGATGTGGAATCACAACCGTGACTGGATACTGCCACGGTTTCATCTCCAGCGTGCCGGACCAGACGCCTTCGTTTGCGACTGAGGCGGACGGATACGGGCCAGTCCATGTTGACCGGCCATGCTGAAGTCCCGGACGTGTCCCCGCCATTTCCGCACCTCACGCATTCGTATTGAGGAATTCCATGATCTGAAGCGAACCAGACGCCCCGATGAAATAGATCGTTGCGCCGGCGAAGGATGGCAGCGCGAAGGACTCCGGCATTCCAACCGCCAGCGTCCAGATGTGCGTTGTCTCTCCGGACTCCAGCCGCAGGTCCACTGCCGCTCCGATGGCCTTCAGCGTGAAGGTGTGCATGTTGGAATCAAAAACGTGCGACTTTTCGTTGTTGTCGTTCGCAACCGCCGTGACGATCACATTCCGCAGTGGGGATGCCATCATGTTCCTTTACGTCAGCATGAGAACGCGAACAGACGCCGTGCTGCTCGCGTTCACATTTCGGATGCGGATGCGGTCGATCACATCCAGAGTGCCGGCGGCAAAGTCCGCCGTGTAATTCGCCCAGCTTCCATCGCTGAAGAGAAAGAACGGACAGTCCGCCGTCAACTCGACTGTGAAGACGCGGGTTCCCACCTCGCCGCCCTTATCCGCCGTCAACTCGACAATGACGCCCGACAGTTCGGACTCGATGCACAGCACGTCGAAGTCCGTCATCGGTTCCTCGGCGCCGGACTCCCACACATCCCATGTGGTGGACGTGCCGATGATCTTGCGCAGATCAAGAGCCGCGCCCGTCACGCTGAGCGTGCGGGCTTCGGACAGAGAACCGATGCGGTGCTTCTCGCCCTCGATCTCAACTTCAAGGTACGAGAAGAACCGGACTGTCGATGCCATGATTCATCCTCAGTTGGCGGCCACGATTCCAGCGGCTTCCAGACGGGCTTCGATTTCCGCCTGCCGTGTCTGGAGATTCTTGATGACATAGAGAACCGTGATCGCTTCTTGAGCCGACGCAAACCCGTAAGCCGACGTGTTGGTCACGCCGGCGATGGCGTAGTCTGGAGTTCCCTCAGCATCGGCTGGCGTGATCGTGGTCAAGGCTGCAGTCAATGCCGCACCCGGACCGGTCGTGCTCATCGCGTTGAAGTCGGACGAGGTCTTCGAGCCGTCATTCACATAGATGGCCGTGTTCTCGCCGCCGTCCGTGTGAATGAAGAGACAGCCGGTGGCGTAGCCGGCGGACGCATCCGCTGGCACTGTGGTCCCGTAGGCCAGCAGGATGCCGGAGTTCGGGGTTTCCGCGATGACGCCCAGTGCGGTGTGAAGATTCGGTGCGCGCGACATGGATTCGTACTCCTTTTACTGACCGCCGTAGGTCACTTCAAACTCCCTCTGCCAACCGCGCGAGCGACGGTCGCCGCGCCATGATTTGTCGCCGTTCCCGTTGTAGCCCAGGTTCTCACCGGTTCTGCGGGTCAGGTCGTGCTGGATCGCCGCCATCAATCGCCGCTCGAAATCAGGCAGCGTCTTCGGATTCACGATCGCCAGCATCGAAGCCAGAAACAGTTCCGTCATGGGCCGGCCGCCCAGCGGATACGGCTGGTCTTCCGTGATGTCGCGCGGGATCGCGTCGTACAGACCCTTCATCGTGTAGGTCGTCGATGGCGAGGGCCACAGCGTGATCCGCATCCCCTGATGCTCGGTCCCGCTGCCTTCCAGCGGCAGTTCCGCGAAGATGGCGGGATAGGTCGCGCCGGTGTCGTTCAATGAGCGGCGACGCAGGATCGTGTCGTAATTCGTCTTCACGACTTCGATGTAGGAGTTGTCGCTCGCCGTGTACTGCAGGTTGCCGACGATTCCCGCGCAGTTCTCCGGCAGTTCGTAGTCTTCCTGGTCAGCGGCCGTGACGAACGTGAAGGGCAGTACCATCCAGGACCAGCGGAATGTCGGATCGCCAGCCACATCAGGCACATACACACGCTGCACGCCGCGGTTGATGATGTCGTGAATTTCCTCGCGAACATCGCGCTGCCACTGCTTCGGGTCCGGCTTCAGATCCGGCAGCATTCGCCCGATCTGCGACTGAAACCACTGGTAGCTGCCATACGTCGGTCTGGTTTGCGGGAAGATGCCTGTCATCAGCTCACCGTCCCTTCGAGTCTGGCGGGCCGCATATCAAGCTGAATTGACGCAGCCAGACGCCGCATGAACGCTTCCTGATGAATGCCGGACGTGTCATCCAGCAGACGTTCCATCGACGCCTGACAGCCCTTCAGCAGCGTGTCGCCGTGAATGGATCCGCAGACCGGATACCGGTTCGTCGGAGTCAGCATTTCCGGGATGAACAGGTAGGAGTAGGTCAGCGTCAGGCTGGCATCCGGAGTGGGATACAGCAGCGCCTCGAACCGCCGGCCTGTTGCGGCATCGAAGGTTTTGTCCTGCCAGGACAGATTCGTCGGCGTGCCGCTCTGTGACGCGACCGCCCGGTAGTTCAACAGCTCCGCGCGAGTCACAATGTTGACCGGGCGAATCTCCGAAGCTGATCCCCACAGCGCCCAGAAGATGTGCTGCCCGAAATCGTCCGGAAGGTCGTAGTCGTAATCCGACGCACTGAGACTCAACGTGGCCTGCTTCCGCAGGAAGCTCCACCCAGTCATCGGCTCCTGCTGACCGTCGAGCGGCGTCGGGAAATAGAACTCCCGGCAGCCGTCCCGGATGCAGTCGTCGATGTCGTGCAGAACATCTTCCAGCCGCTCCAGATTCGATTGCACCAGCACATACCGAACGCCGGACGCCGAAACGGACGTGTCCGAGATTGTCAGGCTTGTGCCGCTGGCCCGCGTTGCAATCGGGTAGTAGCTGCCGGCGATGTTGATGGCGGACGTTCCGACCGATGTGGTTCCCGCCCATGTCGGAAACGTCCCGCCAGTCAGTGTGATTGTGCCGGACGAAACAGTGATCGTTCCTGTCGAGTAGGTGGCGTAGCCGCCCATCTGGCGGGCCAGCACGCGCACCAGGTGCATGTAATCGACAGTGAGCGAACTCTCCGCCACGGCTTACCTCACGCCTTGATGGTTTCCACCTGCGCAATCGGAACCAGCCGGAAACGCTCTTCGCCCGTCTTCCTGACGCGGACCCAGCCCTTGCGGTCGCGACCGAGGTACGTTGCTTCCTGCATCGAGCCGTCGATGAGCGCCATGACCGGATCGTTCTTCTTCAGCTTTGCGAACGCGGCTTGATGCTCGACCGGAATGCCCGCGGCCGTGTCGTCATCCGGAACCTGAGCCGGCTGGATGTTGGCCATGAACTGCCACATCTCGACCGCCATCACCATGCCCTGAATGTCGAGCGACTTGCTGAATGGCTGCAGCCGCGCATCGCAACGTCGGACCAGTTCGCACAGCTCATCCGGCAGTGGATCAGTGTTTGACAGGTTCAGAACGTGCCGCAGCTTTTCAGCCTGAGCAGCAGAAATCCCCATGACTCACCCCTCTTGAGAAAGGAGTCAGCCCGGCTGCTGCCGAGGGGAGTCCGGGGACGCAGCAGACAGACCGGGCCGACTCAATCGCAGAAAGCCGGCAGCCCTCCGTGGCCACCGGCCGGAATCGCATCAGCCCGTCACGCCGACCTGGGCACAACGCCACCAGTCAATTTCAGTCTCGCCGGGAGTCGTGCCGGTCGCATTCAGAACGGCAATTACCAGGCCGAGCCGAACGTCGTTCGGAAAGTCCGTGCCCGCAGCGGACGGAATCGTCTTAGTGGCGCCAGCGATCACACCGTTCTTGTAGAACGTCAGCTTGTTGGTGCGCGGATCGAACTTCATGCCCAGTTTGACGTAGGTGTCCGCCGCGATCTGGATTGCATCGGCTCCAACGCTCACCTGAGTCACACCGTCCGCCTTGTAGACGGTGTCGAAGTAGTCGCCGTCGCCTTCCAGCCGGTGGAAACCAACGAAATTCTCGTCGGCCAGAGTTCCATCCGCCGCGATCGGAACCGTCGCCGACAACGTCGAATTGTCGATCAGGCCCACGAAGATTCCGTGCTTGGTGTCGGTGATCGTCGAGGTCTTGATGCGGCACTCGAACCAGAACTTGCCATGAGACCGGCTGATCTGGAACGGAAAGTTTCGCATTCCGAACGACGCGCCTTCATTGTCGCCGTCGCTCGACAGAACCAGCGTTCCGCCCCATTCATCACCGGCTGCCACAGAACCGCCAGTGGACGCAAAGCCTTTGTAAAGTCCCGTCGCGGCTTCTGCTCCGGCAGCGACTATTGGACCGAACTCAAAGTCGTCGAAAACGAGAATCCCGTTTTCGTCGCCGGCCCGAATGGCTTCCACCGGGCAATCACCCCAGATGGAGGAGCACCAGAGGCGGGTGGTATCCTCAGTCAACTGACCCGCATACTGCGTGCGATTCGTCATGATGCGACCCTTTCATGGTCTGCTGCATCGCCGCCGATCCCCACCGGCGGACATTCGGCCGGCTCGCACCATGCAAACCGGCCTGGGGTTCCGTGCCCCCACGGACGCTTTTCGCTGCTCAATGGCAGACGGGGGCAGCAGTCTCATTACCCGGTCGCGAAGATCGCGTTCCTTCGCCGGTTCAGGCAGATGTAGTTGTAGGACAGGTCCACAAAGACCCTGAACCAGTTGTGCTTGTTGGGATCTTTCTCCGGCTTGCTTTCCCGGAGGTAGTCGCCTTCCAGCACATACGGAGCGAACGTGCTGTGGTCGATGCAGTAGATCGGCGCCGTTGCCGCGGTGTAGACAGCGGTGTCGTCCAGTTGCGGAACCCAGCAGACCGGATACCGGCGGAACACCAGTTCGCCGTTCACATCCACCTGCTTATCCTCTGGCCGCCGCGCACCAGCCTGATACGGAGCCAGGTCGCGACCGAGGTTCTCGTTCTGCGCCTCACCGACATTCTCGAACGCTTCGATGCGGTCGTTGTCGGTGTAGATCATCATCCGGGTCTGCGGCTTCGAGTAATCGTCCGGATGCCGCGCCCAGCGCATCTTCCGCAGGCCGGTCCGCATCTTCGCGAACAGGTCAGCCTTCGACACGGTCGAGTAGTTCGCCGTGTAGTTCTTCCAGTTGGCGTGAGTCGTCAGATTCACACCAGCCAGAGTGGAATGGCCGCTCGGCAGACCACCGTTGAATCCCGTGGTCGCGTTGTACACAACCCAGTACGGGATGCCGTAAGGCTCGGTGTCGTTGGTGGAGGCCGGAGTGGACCATCCCTTCGCTTCCAGTTCCTCAGCGAGAGACTGCATCGCATCGGCACGACGCATCTTCAGCGTGTCGAAAATCTTCTTCGACCCGCCGGCCCGCTGGTTCATCAGGATGTCGGTCCGATACTCGTAGCCCCAGGTGGTTCGAGCGAACCGCCACGGAACCTGAAGCTGAGCGGACAGATCGGGAATGTCGGTGTTGTCTTCCGCATTCAACGAAACGTGTGCCGCCTGACGGGACAACTGCGTCATCAGCGTGCGCTGAATGCCGTAGCCGCCGTCGATCAGGATCTTGTCCTTCTTCAGCCACTGGTTCATGACCGGACAGTCCTGAAGAGTGTCCGCCACGTTCTCAAACTTGAGCTGGCCAAGATCGCGCAGCGTCCCGGCTACCAGATCAGCAATGTCCTCTGCGGTCCGTGCAGTCATGTTCAATCATCCTTCGTTTATGGTTGCTCGCCGGTGCGGCTCAGGAGTTCCGCATGATTCTCCGAAGACCCTGCTCGAAGTTCGTGAAGGCCTTCTCTTCCGGGCTGAGAGCCGGTTCCTGCGATGACCTTGCGGGCTTCGCGAGAGTCTGGCTGCCGGCCGTCTTCAGCTTGTTCCTGAGTTCGTTCCGTGCGATCGAATGTGCCTGTGTCGGGAATGCCGCGCTGACGGCGGCCAGCTTCAACTCTTCTCTGGTCATCGTGAGACCACGTTGCTGCGCGTCGGCGGCGATGACTCGCATCAGGCCGAGAACCCGGTCGCGATTGGCGAACTGCGGACTGGTCCGGTCGATCGCGGTTGTCGGCCCCTTGCCCAGGAGTGACTCGTACTCCGGAGGAAGGCTGCTGATGTCCCGGTCGAACTCGTTCAAAGCCTGCGTTGCCTGCTCGCGGGCGACTTCCCGTTGCCGATGAACCCGTTCCTGCTGCGATTGCTGCATGAACTGGTTGATCTGCTCCATCTGCGTCACGAGCGACTGATGCTGGGTTTCCAGCACGTCCAGCATCTCGATACGGGATGCCAGGTCTTCGTCGCTGTAGCCGTCGTCCCTCAGCTTCTCGATCCGTTCACGCAGAGCCTGAATCTTCGCGGCGGACTGATTGACGGCCTGAGTGGCCGAATCCTGCTGCGGCTGCTGGGTTGTGTTCTGCTGCTGCTGACCAGCCTGCTGTGCCTGCGCCTGCTGATATTCCATCAGCGTGAGAGCGACACGTTCGGCGGTATCAACGGCGGCAGCCAGTGCCTCAGGAGTTCCGAACCGCTGGTAATCTGCCAGCGTGAAACCGAGTACCGCAGCTCGCTGCTGAAGTTCCGGAGTGATCTCCGGCAGCTTCGCATGGCCATTGCCGGACGGCTGCTCGCCCGTGGCCGCGTCATCGGCTTCCGTTTCGGAGCCGGCGTCATCGCCATCCGGATTGTCATCGGATGACGGATTATCCTCTGTGTCGTACTCATCGCCCTCAAAGAATGAGGGGATGCGTTCCGCGGATGTGTTGTCCGATTCCGGCGCGGAAGTGTCAACCTCAGTTGCTTCCGCCGTCGCCGCACCGCCGCCGGCGCCGCCATCATCTCCGCCGGCGCCAGCCTCTTCCTCCATCAGAACCCAGCGGTTCCACTCGTCATTGAACAGCATTCCGGAGTCCCCTTACGTCGGCATCGGATCGCCGTAGCCGCCATTCCGGTCGAAATAACCGTGGGCTTCGGCGTATCGCTTGCGCTGGCGGGGACTTGTGAAGACCGGGCATCCATCCTTGTCGTAATCGACCTTGCAACCGTGGGCCGCATCGAACTCCATCCACTCAGGAACGGTTGATGGATCAACGCCCAGGGCGTCGGAATGCAAAGGCCACCCGGAAGGCGACTGGCCGAACACTCCGACATTCAGGCTGCTGGCCGGACCGCTTCTCTCAAAGTCGCTTCTGCGACCGAAAATCGTGCGGTTGCCGCGCTTGATCACGACGCGATGCGTGGACACTCCATTTCCCCTGCCAGCCAGCAGGGGAAAGAGTGCGCAGACTTTATCCTGAAGTAAACAGCAAATGAGGCATATTTATGCCGATCGTTTCAAATGATATTGATAACCTCGGTTATCTCACTGCGGCTGTCCGGCGGTCATCGCGGTCATCATGGCCTGCTGCGAGGCAGCCTGTGGAGTCATCCCGCCAGACACGTTCGTCCGCGTGTACTGCCCGTTCGGCTTGCCGAAACCTGTTGACGGCATTGCACTTCCGCCGCCAGCCTTCGACATCATCGGGTCGGGAGACAGCGTGGCCAGCGCGTCGATCTCCGGCAGGTCGCCGTATTTCGAGATGAGCCGCAGGTACTGCTCCACGTCCGGAACAACGCCCATTTGCTGCAGCGGGATAATATCCTGCTGCCAGATCGTCCGGATTGCCTGCATCCGCTCGGACGGCGAGATGTCCTGCAGGCTGTACGGCTCGATGTCGATCTGGAACACATTGAAATCAACGCCCTCGCGCACATCGGACTCAACGTACTCGAAGCCGTTCCATTCCTCCTGAATCGGCCAGGACGTGTTGATCTCGATATCCGTCCCGGAAATCCGCTTGGTCAACTGCATGTCTTCCATCGGGTTGTTCCACATCCACCATGCGATGTCCCGCAGAATCGCCCGGAACACCTTCATCACCGCCGACTGCATGGCGCGCAGACGCTGGTTCCCCGACTCCTTGATGATCTTCTCCTGGCCGACCGTGTCCGCCTGCTGACCCAGCCCGGCCATCGCATCGAGATTCCCCATGATGTAGCTGACCACATCGCGCGCATGGATCGCGAAGCCCAGCGTCTGCTGATCGACGCCGCCGTACCGGGCTTCTTTGATGCCCTGAGGATTCTTGACGGTGATCACGTCGCCGTCGCCGGCCTTCATGATCGTGCCGGCGTCCACCTTGTCGTTCGGGGTCGCGAACGTCAGCGTCTTCTGCCGACTGCTCTGGTCCCCCAGCTTCGCGTAGAGCTTGTTGACCAGATCGTGCATGTCCATCCAGTTTGCCACCAGCGGCAGCGGCATCGTGTTGTTGAGCACATGCTTGAATCCGAACGTGCGGTACGGTCCGTCCGGCGGACCCATCCACTTCGCCTCACGCAGCGGCCGGTCGCAGCCGGCTGCATACGTCACGACCAGTTGTTCGCGCGGGATGAAGATGTCCCACAGTTCCACGGTCGGGTACAGATCGAACTGGTCTTCCAGTTCCTCGCGCCCGAACGCCAGATCGTCCGATGTCTCGGAGTCGTTCGGCATCTCGCCAACAACCGTCGCTCGCGTAGTGGACTGCACCTTCTGCCGGACTTCCGGATCGTAGTTCTCGTCGTTCCGAACATCCTCAAGTGATCGGCGATACCGATGCCCGCAGAAGCGAACCAGATGCTGTCGCCACTGCTTTGCCGTCGTGTCGTGAACCCAGTCATCGAACTGGATCGCTTCCATGAAAATCTCAGTGTTCGTAACCGGCTCATCTCCGAACGTGACGGTCGCCCCCTGAGTCAGCCCGACGCGCATGATCCCCATCGAGAACATGGCGGACATGACGAACGCCTTCAGTTCTTCGCCGGCGTTCATCCGCAGCAGCTTCTCATTCATAGCCAGTTCAAAATCCGCGGCTGAGGCTCTCAACCCGATGTTCCTGGTCAGCACCAGACACTGCGGCTCCTTCGCCACCAGTTCCTGCAGGAGCGTTGAGACGACCAGCTCCAGCATGTTGACCGGCATTGAATCCATCTCGCGGTTCTCGCCGTAGTGCGGTCCGCACATCTGCTGAAGCCCTTCGCGCTGCAGTTTCCGGAACGGCTCCAGAGCGCGATACGAACGCGAAACCGCTGACCTCAGCTTGTTGAACTGCTCGGAATTCATGCCGCGTCCTTTCACGCTGACCAGTATGTTCGATGGCGTTCGCGAGCTTCCCGCTCCTGCTTCGCCCGCATCTGCCGCTCAAGAAACGATCCACGCACCACTTCGTCCGGCGGAGCTTCCTTGCGGATCTCTGGAAGGTCCAGAATCCCATGCCACGCCACTGCCGTCCCGATGGCCGCGTCGCCGTGTGACTTCCCGCGCGCTCCATGATCGGACTCATCCTTCACGGACGAATGGACGCACTTGCCGTCCCGGTAGATGTACCGACCCATTTCACGCAGCGCGATCTTCGACTTCACGACCGCGCGCCCCTCACGCAACGCCTGAGTCAACTGAACCAGAATCCGGTTGCCTCCGTCGTTGTTCCAGTACCCCGGACGACTTCCCGCCAGCGCGGTCGCATCTTCCTGACTTTTCCGCGCGTAGAACAGATTGTAGTACCCGACTTCCGTAACCCGGTTCACAAACATCGTCCCCAGCGGGCCGTTGCACTCCGGAATCAGGTACGCATTGTGAAACCACCGGCACACGGCCATTGCCAGATCGGCGAACTCCAGCGGATTGAACCGATTGCTTCGCCACTCAGCCACCTGCTTCCCGGTCTTCCGGCTGAATACAGCGATGTGTGAATACGACGACCACGCCCCACCGGTCCCCGCCGAGATGTCACACCCCACGGCGTACACATCCTTGATCGGGCGGTTGTTCTCCATCTCGCACCACAGGCCGAGATTGCCGTCCTGATACGGATCAACCACATACGGGCGGTCTTCCTGAGCGTCATCCCGCCTCACATCCGCCGTGAACTCGTAGTCGTCCGCCTTCATCATGGCGGTATCCAGTACGGACTGGTCGCAGACCTGCGATGTTGCCCCCGCGAAGTTGCGATCCAGTTCCGCCGCCATCGCCTGAGGCGTGCTGCGCCGCCATTCCGTGTCGTAGTACAGCGACCGCGTCTTTCCATCCAGAATGAACGGGTAATCCTTCCCCGTTTCCATCGGATGCGCGTACAAACCGTTATCTCTGCGGTAGCCACTCCAGAATATCTCGTCCACGATCCGCAGATTGAACACGTCGCTCTGTCCAACCCGGTCTGAGGTGTACATTCCCAGCCGCTTTTCCGGGTCATCCTTCCAGTCGATGACGATCACTTCGCGATCGAGTTCCTCGCTGGTCGCCCAGTTGAAGAATGAGCCGCTCTGGCCACGAATCCGGTTCACGGTTGAAACCAGAACCCGGCATCGGGTGGAACCTTGCGTCGATTCCATCGCCCGCTCATCGTCTCCGGCCCCGAAAAAGTGGAATTCGTCCATCAGCCACCAGTTTTTACGACCGCCACGGCCAAGATCGGCCGTCGCCGCGTAGCCCACGATCGACGATCCGTTCCGCTGGTTCAAAAACGAGTGCGATGTGACGTTCCGCACCAGGTCTTTCTTCGCATCCAGCATCCAGATCGGCAGCCGGCTGAGCAGAAAGTCCAGTTTCGCCATCAAAGAGTCCGGGTCAGCCGGGTTATCAACGGTGTTCTCGTCCTTCGACGCGAACCCGATGTGTGTTTCCTCGTGAAACAACCAGTCCCACGCCGCCATCGACACATACAGCCACGTCACACCGGTCTCGCGCGACTTCGGGACCACGATGTCCCGTTTTCCGAGGTTCGCCACCGACCGCAGAATGCCCTCATCCTGGTACGGACGGGTGATAAACGGGATCTGGCGCTTGTTCGGCAGTCGTTTTCCGATCTGCCACTTCGCTGCATCCCGTGTTTCCAGCAGCCAGCAGAACGTATTCACGAAAAACAGTACGTCGCGGCTGCAAATCTCAATCAATTCCCGCGCATCGGACGCGCTTTCATAACCGGCCTGCAACGCCTCTTTCCGAAACCGCAGATTGAACTCCATTTCACGCGGTGTAAGACCCCGATACACCACGGAGTTGTATTCCACGGGCACATGCAGGTCATTTTCCGGCAGTATCAACGACGGACTCCATTCGCGCGACGGACCATCCCGCCTCTCTCAGCACTCCGGCCACAACTTCCGCGCTCAATTCCACCGCCTGACGCGCGGATTTCTCCACATCAGTCTCCAGAAACGACAGAAGACGGTCAATAACATTGAACCGCGTCTTGCGATCCGTCTCCATCTCCATCGTGCTCGCGTCGCCATCCTTCCGCCGCTTCTCCTGGTACGCGACATACTGCTGCACGAACTTGTCTTTGCTCTCCCGCGCCCACTCCAGAAGACCCCACGCGGACGTACTCGGAGCCATCAACGGCATCGCGTCAGGCATCGCCATGTTGTCGTAAGCCCACGCCCAGTCCCGGTCGAAATCAGGCTCCATCCCCGCCGTCATCGCCGCCAGTTGACGCAACTGCTCGTCAATCTCCCGCCGCTTCTCCTCCGCCTGAGCCATCAAACCGGCATCCGGACCCGCTTTCTCCTTCGCTCTCCGGCCCCCTCCGCCCGCCGCCTTCTTCTCCGCCGCCACTGCCGCCTGAGTCATGAACGCCAGACGCATCTGCTCCGCCCGCTCCTGCTGCTCCTCCGTCGTCAACGCCTCGATTGGCGGAAAGTCCTTCAATGCCGTCCGCGCCGCCTGCAGAGGCTCCATTTTCAACTCGCGCAGCAGAGAGTCTCTGAGCTTCAAAAAAGCCATCCACCGCCCGTCCTGCACCAATCTCTTCCTCGCTGAGTCCAGCTCTTCTGTAAGTGGATTCCAGGATGGGCACGTTGATCCCTCCGGCGCACAGGACGTATCCGTTGTGGAGCGCTCTACTTCCCGGTCTGTCATGAATCTTCTCCGTGTTGATCCCTTCGTACAAATCCATCCCACGCTTCCCCAGCGGGTTCCGAATCTCCACATCAGGGCCGTCTGGAATCTTCCGATCAAGAAACGCCAGATAATTCGCCCGCACCTCCACGTCGCACCGATGCTCGCCGTGAGGCATCGTGTAACGATGGTTCGTCAGATTCCCATACACCAGCATTTCACGGCCGGGAACAGCGTACCTCTGCACCAGATCCGCAATCCATCCACTCACTCTCACCGTCAGAAACACCCACTCAACATGCCCCGGCGTGTCTTTGTACGCATACTTCCACTTCGACACCGCCACTCGCACCAGACCGAACAACCTCCCGTCATTCCCGACACGCAAATCAGGATTCGGATGCCTGTTCGGCCGGCAGATCACGCACACCATCTGCAATTCATTCACATAATTCGTGAACGGCTCGCACACAGACACGGAATCCGCACTGAGATACGTCACTCGCCGCGTCAATCCGGCCGAATCAGCAAAGTCAATCTGCTGCAACGACCCGATCATCGACACACACAACCGCGGCTCCTTCCACCGGTACAACACGTCCGCGAACATACCACCGCATGACGCCGCCAGAAGTGTCGTTTCAACCTCCCACTCCCCGGTCCCGAAGTTGAACCAGTCGTGCATCACCGCCAGACGGCTCCACGCCTTCAATGTGCCGCTCGGAAGCAGACTGAAACGCGGATTGTCGTACCCGATCTTCGACGTGTCGGTCAGAAAGCCCACAACCTGCACGCTGTTCAGCCTCACGCGACCGACCTGACTCACGCTGCTCTCGTCGCCCTCTCTGTACTCCGGCCTCCCTCGCACACGGCCCGCAGAATCTTCCGACCTGTAACGCGGAACCCCCTCCGTCATACAGCCCCTCCGCCGAAGAAAACTCCCCCCGTATTGACTCCCCGCCCCCGCACAGGTATTCCCCGCATTCAACGGACAGCCCGTTCAACACTGTAATCCCCAAACCACTCAACAAGGTAGCCGGATTCCAGCTCGATAAGCTCTCCGCCAGACATAAACGCTGCCCGTTCAACTGGGGATGAACGGCTGGACGCAGCAACCCGGCTCAGGTGCGCCACGGTCCCGCCCCCACTCGAACAACTCAGGGATACAGCGCGGTTTCCGCTCCGGGTGGCCCAGCTCGAAAGAGCGCTATTCGAGGCCGAACGCGGAGATGCTCAGGGTGAAAACGCGCGTATCACCGTCGCCTGCCTGACCCTCAATCAACCAGAGGGGGACTCATCATCCGGCAGGGAACCACAGGAACGTCGCGGGCTGGATGGCTCTGCCGTACCACGGCCACAGCAACTCCGCGAGGACCAGCCACCAACCCGGCAGCCATGATCTCGGCAGCCTTCAATCTCCGAAGGTCAAGAGACACTGCCGGGATTCCACCCCGGTCGAGGACTTCCCCAAGTGCCGTGATCAACATCACATCGTCACGGGAAGCGATGCAGGACCGCTGAGCAAAACTCTGGAATCACCATCCAGATCGCTCAGAAACTCTGCGGTGCGGGTGGGGGGCTTTGCGCAACAAGGCCACCTCTGCGCCATCTTCCAAACCAACGATCCACCACAAAACGCACCCCGAACATCTCCGCTTCACACCACAGCAAAACCGCAGGTACGCCAACCCCCAACGCTCGACCCACACACGCAAAATCGGCAGGCAGCGACAGGGGATAACTATCACCCCAGCCGGGACGGCGGGCCGGGGGTCGATGGCAAAAACCAGCGAATGGGGACCCCCCTCTGGCTGCAGACCTGCTCTCAGCCCGTCACCGTGCTCTACCATGTTGACGCGAGGCCGCGAAAACCCCGGAGAATCAACACAAGTCCTTCCGCCGCTTGGGTTTGCGTCGAGGATAGCATCACCTTTCATCCTCTTCCTCGTGCTGAGTTCCTGCGTGTGCTCTCGCAGCTCTGCGGTGGTTGCGGCCTGTGATGGCGTGCTGATTCCTCACGACTTCCGAAAAAATAAGGGGTAGGGGGGCGGAATGTGTCTGGGCTGGGGCGTATAGATAGATGAGCGGCCGAATGCGGCTGCGACCCGGCTCCGGGGATTCGGGGCACGGTGAGCTGCGCCACCGGTGCTGCGCGGCGGGAGGTGCGGCCGTCATGAGCGCCCTGCTGCTGGCAGGATTCTGATTCGAGAAGAGCGATCGCGGGCGGCTCAGACAGCCCGCTTCAGGCCCCATTGAAGGAATGATCATGAGCACAACGACCCCCGCAATCACGCTGGACCCGACCGATCTGGAGTCTCTCGCCGAGGCAGTCCGCCTCGGAATCACGACTCCAGAGCAGCTCGCCGACTGGATCGGCGTGGTTCTGGAGGACGACTGCCTCGTCCTGGATTCGTCGCCCGTCTATGCGGATGACGGCAACGCTGAGGTCGAGTATGACTCCGAGACCAGCCCGGCGGACGCAGCTCAGGAGTACGTTGACTCTGGCGACTGGGGTGAGGTCACTAAGACATCATGGGTCATGGTGTACACCTACCGGCGCGGCATCAACTCGTCCGGTGAGGTCGTGAAGATCGGGCGCGCCTCGCACAAGATCGCGCTCGAGCCGACCGAGCCGGACTGTCTCGACGGGCACGACCACCGCTGGGAGTCGCCGATCGAGCTGGTCGGCGGACTCCGGGAGAATCCCGGAGTCTACGGATCGGGCGGCGGGGTCGAGATTTATGAGGTCTGCGGCATCTGCGGCTGCAGTCGCCGCACCGATACCTGGGAGCAGGGACTCACGTCGGTGAGTTACGAGGCCGGTGAGTTCGCGCACGAGGTCCGCGAGCGGCATATCGAGCGCGCAAAGGCCGCGCTCAAAGCAGAAGAGGATGACGCTGGCCGGCTGGTCTGCGAGATTGCCGGCGAGACTCGCGAGCTGACAGACGAGGACGAGCTGGCTGAGTTCGGCGTCGCGCTGCTGCTCAACGATGACGCCACTCCGCCGAGCAATATCGGCTCGACGATCGCTGACTGAGCTGACGGTGTGCGTTCCCCGGCCCGCGTTGCGGGCCTTCAATTCACCACAGACCCCATTGAAGGAAGAAATCATGACGACGACGACCGAAGCGATCACGATCGAGCGAGTGCAGGGCGTGATGCCCTCTGAGGGACTCCACTGGCTGGGCAGCTACGCTCACAAGACTGAGGCTTCTGCCGAGCGAGCTGCCGCTGATGCTGTGGCTGCCGGATATCGCCGGGTGATCGTCCAGCAGGTCGGCGCCCAGCGACTCGTCGAGGGCCGGTCTGAGGCTGTTGACGATCACTGGGTTGCTGCGCCGGGCCACCAGTGGTTCGTGTGGGTCGATGCCGTCTCGCACACAGTGATCACCGCTCCGGCCACCGCGCGGAACGCCGCCCGCCACGCCACGCTGCAGGCCGAGCGGCTGGCTCGGTACGCAGAGTTGCTGGAGCAGTACCTGGCCGAGCCGCCCAGGTACATCATGACCGGGTCGCGATTTGAGGAGGACCTCCGTGCCTGCGGTTATGGCGATCTAGCGGCGGCGGCTGTGGCGGCCAGAACTCTCGATGACCTCCGGGCAATCGTCATCCGCCGCAACGCCCTGGCAGACTGAGACGGTTCACGTTCCACGGCCCCATTGAACTTCGAGTTCGTGGGGCCGAACAACCTGCACCGTCGCAGGAGTTTCACCGCAGGCCCCAAAGGGACAGCTATGTATTACTGGTTCCGCACACTGTCACAATTTTCTTCGTCGCTCGGTCACGATCAGACGCGAGTGGAGTTTGTCGGCGCGGCTGAAGTGCATGTTGACTGCCGCGTAGAGCCGCGAGGCAACTGCGACACGGACGAGCATATCCGCGCATGGAGCACGGAGCCATTCGTGGCCGTGCTTATCAATGAGCGGCATGACTGCGTGCCGTCGGTCACGGCCGAGCAGGCTCGCCCGCTCCCGGAGGGCGGCGAGGCGTGTGAGGTTCCGGCGGAGTTCGCCGCGGCCGAGTAGTTCCCTTCACCACAGAGACACGGAGAGAAAATCATGTTACTGAACACCGCGACCGAGAACTGGCGAAATAGTCTGCTGGATCTGATAGGGCGAGCGGAAGAGGAGGTCGGACTCGACTCCGCTTCGACCGAGTTGGCCGACTACGATGAGTGCGCGGATGAGCTGGCGAGCGCCACGCTCACCGCGTTGACGGACGCTGGCGTCGAGTGGATACAGGCCTACCAGCAGTCGGTAGGCGCGTTCGCGATCATACAGGGCGGCGATGCGGCTGAGATTGAGGCTTTTAACTCCGCGCTCGAATCGGCCCTGGTCGGCATCTACCCGTCGGTATTGCGGCGAGCGAAAGAACTCGCTTAGTAGTTCATTCACCACAGAGACACGGAGAGCCAGCCCGCTGCCGGTAAGTGCGGGCGAAGGGAGAAAGACATGATTTCGCTGAGCATCGAGCAGCTTCGCAGTGGCCACCAGCGCGTGACTTCGCGCGTTGATGGCCGCACTGTGCGGTCTGTGGATATGCCTGTGATCGACAGGTTAACGGCGATCGGCGTGCTGCGTGCGGCGGCTTTCGCTCACGAGTGTGCGCCCGGCGTTTTCGACCTGACGCACATCCGACTGAATGATGCGGCCAGGTTGGTCCTGAATCCGGAGGGGGAAGGCAATGGCTGAGAGATATTTTCCGTTGAACGTCGGAGACGAGTTTACTCTGCACGCCTGCCAGGCGAAGGGGATCAGCGCTGTTTCAGTAAAACAGGAGAAGCACATGCAGAGAGTTACGGCATCCGAATTCTGGCAGCACATTGGACACAGAGACGTGCATCCTTCAATCGAGGGAAACTTTCCATACACGTCGCGATTTCTCGATAGAGACCGCAATGAACATGGCAGAATTGTCCAGAAGATTCCGGAAGGCAGCGGATTGCCGGTTTCGGAATACTTCATCCCAGAAGGCAAATCATGATCAGCATTCGCGTTCGATTCGCAGACGGCAACACAATCACGACGGGATTCAACGGCACGATTGATGACGCGCAGCGTTATTACGTCGGGAACCTGTTCCAGTTCGGCGACACAGAAGAATGCCCGACTGACAGGATGGTTCCGGCTGTTTCCGTGGAACTGATTTAAGGGGAAAGCAAATGACACCACAGCAGAAAATCAAAGAGCTTCTTGAAAAGGCACTGAAGGCAAAGAAGATCGACGTTTTCGGCAGTCACATCATCGTTGAGGCGTGGTCTGAATCTGCCGCAAGGGCTGCGTTTCGGCTTCTGCATCAATTCTGTGAAGATGTTTCACAGCCCAAGAAAACGATTGCGTACAACAAAGAAAACGAAGGAACAAGCCTATGCCCTTCGACGCACTTCACCTGGCTGGTTCATGCTCGCATCTAGGGCTGCACGGTATCGGCAGGGGTTTCAGGTTTAAGGGAAAAGCACATGAAGACATGCCAGGGGAATCGCGTTCACATCACAAGCGAAAACGGAACGCTGCTATTTGATCGCCTGATTGACGACGGATCAAACGCCATGCGGTTCGAGAGCGGTTTTGGATTCGTCGCGAAGGATGAATTATTGAATGGCGAGAAAATCGTAATTGGATGGCACAGCACATGAACGACACAAACAACGAGATCATCGACAGTCTGTGCCAGAAGCTGGCATTGGCTCAGCAGCAGCGAGCGATCCTGCTGGCATCACTGGAATTACTTCTCGCGTTTGCCATTGAAGCCAACAACCGATTGCCATCACCTGCAACGCCAGAGGATTTCGCCGCCGGCTTCGGCTGCAATCAATTCACCGTCGATGCGTTCAAGTCTGCCCGCGCGGCAATCGCGAAGGCGAAGGGGGAATCTGATGCCAGTAACTGACGCACATGGGGGTGTTATTCGGTCCGATAGGTTTCCGCTCGATGTCGGAGATGAGTTCACGCTTCATGCGTGCCAGGCCAAAGGGGTCAGCGGCAACTTCTGCGGATACATCCTGCCGGGTCGCTACGCCATCACGCAGGAACTATCGCCGACCGAGGTGATCATACGCCGACTGGATCACGAATCCGCTACCGAGTGGAGCGTCGGGCGTGACGATCTTCTCGCCATCCTCGGCGACTGGAGCCATTATTCGGAGGTGGCTGATTCGGAATGGACCGAAGGTGTCGAGTCTGCCTGCGGAGAATGCGGGGAAATCGGCTTCCCGCTCGCTGGAGATCTGGCCGATGGAACGAGGACGCTGGGGTGTTCGCATTGCGGATCTCCCTACATCGACGAGGAGCACGTCAATGCCTGAGACTGTTACCCTGATCCGCGACGGCCAGCCGCTGCGGTTCACCGGAGAGTTACTGCTGGACTACGAAGCGAAGGACGCGAACCCGCGCGTCGTTCGCTGGTTCAGCGTGAAGCTGTGGAAGACTGCCGGCGGAAACTGGATCGCCGAGGCAGTCTACTGCACGGGCAAGAGCCGCTTTGAGCAGTCCCTGCGGTGGGTGTTCGGACCACATAAGAACCCCGCCACCCTGATTGATGAACTCGATGCCTGGGACTGCCATCAGGGCGTCGCGTATTACCCCTCGGACCGGTCGGGCGCGGTGCATAACCCGATCATCGAGGAGAACATCAACGCCCGCTGGGAAGAACTGGTCGGCCAGGTCCGCATCGCCACCGGGCAGGTGGAGGAGGTGGCCTGAGGAACGCATAGGATCGCATTTGGCGCGAGTTGATAGCCGGGCTGGGAATTGTCCCTGGTCCGGCTATCGTCGTTGTCAGAGCGCTCGTTTTGCGGCTTCTTCGTCTTCGAGTAAAGCGTCAAAGAGTTCGGCCAGCAGCGTTCCCGGTTCGTACTGCGGTTTCTTCAGATCATCGGCGACGATTCCGTGAGCGATCGTGACCGAGAGGAGCGTGTTAACCAGTTCCTGGACGATCGCCGGGACGACGTGGCGGACGAGGCGCTGTTCGAGACACAAATCAGGAAGATCGTCAACTCGCGGCACAGAGCAGGTAATCGCCATGTGCGGCGCGTACCGAAACATGGCGACATCCCTGTCTGCCTCTTGCTTTCTGGCATGGATATCCAGTTTCATTCCGCAGACTTCCACTTCGCGGATGAATGGCGTTGTTCTGGCATCGTCAAGGCGTTTCGACTCTGCGACCAACTTCGGCATGTCTTTCATGCGGGCGTCTTTCGTGGGTTAGGTTGATCAGAACGGGATGTCATCATCTGCGACCGGGGCTTCGTAGTTCGGGGCCGGCGGGTGCTCGCCGCGGTTCGGGGGCGACTCGACCGGTGGCGCGCCGTTCTCGCGCGGCGACTGGCTGTAACCGCTGCTGCCTCCGCCCGGTGATCGGTCGCCATCACCGACCAGTGTGAGTTCCTCCGCGACGACTTTCAACTTCGAGCGTTTCTGCCCGGTGGCTTTGTCGTCCCACTGTTCGAGCTGCAGCCGTCCTTCGATGAACGCCTGCCGGCCCTTGCGGAGATACTCGCCGGCGACTTCGGCCTGCCGACCCCACAGAGTGCAGTCGACGAACGTGGCCTCTTCGGTCCATTGGTTGTCGCGGCCTTTGACCCGGCGGTTGAGCGCCAGTCCGATCTCGCAGACGGCGGTTCCAGAGGGCGTGAATTTCACCTGCGGGTCGCGCGTCAGCGTGCCCAGGATGAAGACCTTATTCAGTGACGATGCCATTGCGTGGCGCTCCTTTCAGCTCCAGAACATGCGGCAGATGTCGTCCCGCGAAGTGTTCGGCGGGATCAGCTGGCGGCGGTGGTTCTCAGCAAACTCAGGTATGCCACCGACTTCATCCTCCGACTCGATCCAGCGTTCAGCAGTAAAGAGTGCGTCGGCCAGTTCGCTCATCTGCACCTTGACACGCCCGCAACTGAACGGCTCATGTTCCAGCATTGTCAGTGTGCTCGCCGGCTGGAACCGGGAAGTTTCCGGAGACATCAAAGACGATGACCGTGTGGTCTTCGGAGCCTTCATAGGCTTCACAGGCTGCTCGCCGAAGCCCATGCCAAAGCGAACCTTCGCCGGACGTGTTGCGGTTCGTGACGTGGTAGATGCGTGGAAACATAGTGTCACCATCCCGGCCAGTAAGCCCGCTGCTGCACCCAGCCGGTGGGGCTGAGGTCGCTGCGGTAGATTCCAGGGAGCGCCGGGACCACCGTGATCGGCTGATGCCAGATCGGAGCCGGCGGGTAACGGTACGGCTGCGGCAGATAGCTGTACTGCGGCCGGATGAACTGCCAGTAGACCGGCGGTTGATACGCAGGCTGTGGGCAGTAGCGGTAGTGGTACTGGTAGTTCGGCGGCCCGGCATACCCCGGCGGCCCGACGTAGAAGTCCTCGGCAGCCGCGCTCAGCGGAGCCAGCAGGCACAGCGCGGTGATCAGTCTCAGCATGGTTCAGGTTCCCCCTTTTGTAGTACCCACTCCGGCGGATCGTACCGCCCATCGTCTGTGTGAACGCCACACTGGAGAATATCGAACGGCCCTTCGCCAGCGGGCAGATCCAGGCGGATGATGCGATGGTAGTCCGGATCTCCCGTTGATAGCGGGCGGAAATTCGTTACGCGCCCGGTGTCATCGCACTCAAACATGCCGTTGCTGCTCAGGACTTCTGGCATCACTGCTCCCTCACATGCTCAATGGGCTGTCCGTCGTCTTTGCCGATCGGCGGCCACTGGCGATTGATGTTGACTGTCAGTTTGCGGTCGAGTTCCGCTGAAATTTCTTCAGCCGTGAATCCGCATCGCCACAACAGATCATACGCCAGCGCAATCACATCGCAGCCTTCCGCGAGAATGTGCCACGGAGAGACGGCCGATTCAATCTCATCACATTCCTTGCGGATATGTGCCGTAATCTGGCGCGTCCGCAGGCCTTCGCCGAAAGTTGCCAGACTCCACTCCCGCTGGCGGTCGAGATGCTGTTGCAGGTCCATCATTGCCCCTTCGTTAAACAGGCTCAGTTATGGTTCGATCCAGTGTGTCCCAGGCACGATTCGGCCATCACACTGCGGACACGCCAATGCCATGTGCCATGCGCTGTCGCGGTCGTGATCCTGATGAGCATCCAGTTCGTCTGCGTCGAAGCTTGTCGGCTGCCACACGTCAATGAAGGCCTTCACAATCTCCAGTTCAGCGCTGCCGCACTGATCACACACGTTGGAACGCTCAGCCGCTTCCAGAGCTGTCCGCAGAGCCGTAATTTCCGGGATGCCGGTACCAATCGCGGCAGCCGTGTCGCAGACAGCCAGTAGCTCCTTCGCGGAATTGAGTAGGTCGTTCACGGCTTTACCCCCATCGCTTCGAGCAGGCACAGCACCTGCCGGCGGGTTGGCGAGTCAAGAATCACGTTCCCGACTCTCACTTCGCCGGTGTCGAAAATCGAAACAGTGGCTGCACCTCGATGCCAGTAGATTCCGTTACCATGAGGTGATGGCTCTGGTTCTCCAAGCACCTCAGTCAGCCACTCCATCGTCGCCGTCAGTTGCTCGCTGGCAATCCGCTGTTCCTCGGCGGCGATGGATTCTTGAAGCTCAACTGCTATCCTAGATCCCGCGCACACATCACAATTACGATCGAAACACTTACACATAGCCTTCGCGGCTTCAAGCAGTGTGCTCATGGCTGCGACTCCTTCTTTGCTTGTTCGTAGGCTGCCATCGCTCTCTCATGGGCGACCACGGCTTTGGCATACTCCATCTGCCACTCCAGAATCTGCTGGATGTGGTCACGCTCCAGCGTTCGTGGCTGCCTGAGTAACCAGTCAAGGTCTTCCCGGATTAGCTTCCGGTATGCTTCTGAATTAAGGACAAGGCTCATGGCTTCCTCGCTTTTCGCTGGCCGCTAATAAACTCGACTACTTTCTCTGCGATTTCCCCTGACAACTCCGACTCGTCTGCCGGCTTGAAGTCGTCTTCGGTCATAGTGCCGACATTCCACGCGCTCCAGACGCGAGTGCAAACATACGCAGACGTTAGCGACTCGGCGATTTTGTCAGCCAACGCCTCGATATCAATCTCCGCTTGGCACGCCGCCTCGAACTCGCGGCGCAGAGTTTCTGTGTCAGCCATCACTCATCTCCCACAGCACTTCTTGAACTTTCGCCCGCTGCCACAGTGGCACGGAGCGTTGCGCGGTAGCTTCCGTTTCTTAGACGCAGGCACATACCTGAAGTGCGACGGAATCCGTTGTTCGCCCGTCGCCGTGTCCAGCAAATGAGTCGGGAACGATCCGGAAGTCATTGCCGCAGCAGCACAGTACGCGATCATGGCTCCTTGCGAATCCATCACTCATGCCCCCTTCAGTGTCTGTGACTTCCACGCCTCGTCGAACGCCACCGCAGCAGCCTCTGGAGTGTCGCCGAACCCACAGACACCCTCTTGCAGATTGTCGCCGTACAATGCACACCACTGATTGCCATCCGGAAACATGCGCGGCCTTAGCAGTATGAAAGGTCGTGCTCGCTGGCGCTCAGCGATGTCGGCCTGCAATGCCGCGTTGAATTGCGTGTTAAGTACGCTCTGCTCTGTTGCATAGTCAGACATCACTCCGCCCCTTCCTGAATCAAAACCTGCCGCACTTCCATCTTCTCCTGCAGTTTCACACAGAACCGTTTGTGCGCCCGCCTCGCATCATCCGCCGACCCATGCACGCGCCCGCCCACAACCTGCCCGCAGTAGTGCCCGGTCAGCCAGACCAGCACCCACGCCGGGCGGTCGAGTCGCACTGGTGTTGGAACAATCGCCATGCTCACGATCCGGTGTTCAGCGACAGCGAAACCAACTTGTCACACTTTGGGCAATAATGTCCCGTCAACTCCTCGTGGACCGTCACCCCGTCGATGAGCTCGTTGTCATACCTGTCCTCGCCGACTGTTTCGATGGTCGATTCTTCGTCAACATCCCACAGTCCTGGAGCGATTATCAGCACGGTCTTATCGCCACAGAATGGGCACTCTCCACGCGGATGCTCGATCGACCAAGTGAAGTGTGTTCGGACCATGTCGCAATCCTGTTTGTGTTTTGCCATTTCACTCATCCCCTGCCGCAGTCAGTTCTCTGCCAGCAACATCAAATAAACCACGTTCTGGTTTTGTTCTTAATCCTCTTGCGATGTCGTCCAGCATGTGGTCGTACATCGCTACGCCGCTTCCATCGCAGGTGTCCGCACCTGCTTCCGCAAACAGTTTGTACCGCTTCAACGTGTTGACCCTGCCGACGTGTGCGTGCTTTTGCAGGGTCTTTGCCGCCTTCACGATGTCAACCGCCGCTTTACTGTCCTTCCACGGATCGCAACCGCCAATGAACACAGCCGACAAATCGTCCCACGGAATATCCATATCCTCCATGCCATCCTGCATAACCAGCGCCAGCGGCCATCCACTCACGATCCTGTGCCGATGCCTCCATATTTCCAAAGTTCGGCGAGCAGATCCCACGATGTCTGGCACGGAGACAAACAGGCAACGCTCTTTATGTAAGTCCTCGCGCTGCAGTAATGATGAGAACGCCAACCTGTCGAAACCGCTGTATGCGCCATTATCAATCGCAAACACACCTCCAGCATTTCGATA